ACGCTGTGAAAGGAGCAAAAGCGATTTAAGGAAGAGTTTCTTCCTCTTTTCGTCGCTCTCGTCGTCAAAAACCTTTGTCTGAGACGAACCTTTCAGTCAATTCGGCAAAGCTTCTTGGCAAAGCACAATATCGCAATGAAGGACTCGGTGAGCAAGGATAGCGAAAGTGAGCAAGCAGGAGCGGATCGCCGCTCACGTCGCGTAGTTGTCTCGTTGGCGTCCCCTGTCATGCTTCCTTCATCTTTGAAAGGAAACCCCCATGTCCCACTATGATTGAAGACGAGCAGTAGCGCGTCCGTGACAACAAGAAGCGGCTGGTACTCGATGGTACCAGTCGCTCTTTGTGGTGCTGAACACGTCTCCGCGTTCGTTGCTCCGTGTACACGTGGCACATGAGCTATACAGCACGTAGAGGACTTGAACCTCTCATCACTGCGTCCAGTGAGCCACCGTAGACATGCTGAGCATCTTTTTAGAGTTGAGTGCCACCAACTGATGCAAGTATAATACGCCACCTCATGCTTGTCAATTCTTCCGCGCTCGTTTCGCTGCCACCAGCTCTCTCACCTCTTGCAAGATCGCATGTGACTCACTGAGCATACGCTGGTGTTCGTCTTGTGCCGTGTTCTGATTGGCAAGGATCGTCAACATCTCGCACTGCTCCTGCTCCTCTTTGATATTGAGTTCGTGATCCGCTTCCATGCGTATGTGGTCTCGTGCCGTTTGCTTATTTTGCGATATCAGTACAAGGTTGCTCATGTAAATGGCCTGCAAGCTGAGGATCAACACGAAAAAGATAAAGGGATACGGGTCGTAGTGCATCCACTGCGGCGCAACTGTGTTGACGAGTATCCACCCAGCATCAAAAATGATATTGGTGAGCAGAAACCAGATTGAGCCACAGAAGGCAACAATAGCGTCAATGATTTTATGCAGCATCAGCATTGTCCTCTTTGAACGAACGATAGAACGCCACATCCTCCGGTGCGAGATACTGCTCTAATGCGGCTCGCTTCCATCCACTATAGTCGAGTTCATCGCTCACGTTGCCACCATGTCGCACACAGATGTAGCTCTCCGGTGACACGATTTGTTGTACTCTCGCACCACGCGCTACGAGACCATGCAGGAACGCCACGTCTTCACCTCGGCTCACATTCGGATAGCACAGACCATCACGCCAATAGGACGCCTTGTACATGAGCGTGCCACTTCGCACATCGTGAGCGAATAAGGCTTTGTGAGCAGCTTCTGGACACTGATAGAGAGTGCCACTGGACAGGTCTAACGTGTGCGACATGCGAAACGCTGTTACCTCAGCATCACCTCGTAAGATTGGCTCAACCTGTTTCGAGAGACGCTGTGAGCCAAAGATATCGTCGTCATCCCACAGTGCGATGATGGAGCCACGCGCTAATGAACAAGCGAGATTACGTTTGGCTCCGAGCGTGAGTGTCGCGTCACAGAGTAGCCTATCTATATAAAGGTATTCGATGCCGCGCTGGTCAGGTACAAGCTCGCTCAGGTTCTCATGAATAGTGCCATCGTCAACGATTATCAACTCTCTGTTTTCATAACTTTGTTGCTGAAACATGCGTATAGCGCGTGGTACAAAGTCGCGCCGCGCTGAGGTTGTGGGACATATACATGAGATTTTAGGGTAATTCATTTACTCACGTCCCTCCCACAAGGTATTTCTGTTTCTCTCTTGTTTCTCTCTTGCCTGCCTCTCTTTTTGCGCTTTGCTTATGTTGAGCCGGTGTTCTGGAGTAAATATCTTTCTCTTTGCCGCCTCAGACATGTGAAGTCTAGTGGTTTCACTGACAGGTCTATTACCTCTGAGAGGGTCATTTAGCTTTTCTAATCTGTATTTCTCTCTTCTTAAGGCTAGTGACCTCTGATGAGAAACTTCCTTTTGTTCGGGGGTAGTTCTTTGGGGACGTTTCCAGCTTCTGCTTCCTTGCCCAATTTTAGCATTATGTTCAGGGGTATGCTTTTGTCCGAGGCTGGCTTGTCTCAACCTCTCTCGATGCTCTTCCGAAAAGATTCTTTCCTTCCCTGTTCGGGCTATACTCATTTTTGCGCGTGTTGCAAGAGAGGCTTTTTTCCCTTTCATCGGATTAGAAGTTAATTGTCTTTGTCTAATCTTCTCGCGGGTTTCATCGGTGAAAATTATTATCGTAGGTCCATTGCCTCCATTTGTGCCATTAACAAGAGAGGTGTCGAGTTTTCGATAGTAAGTTATCCAGTAAATTTCTCTTTCTTGCCAACATGATATAGAAACCATTTCAAGGATGATTAGTTCTGGAATAAAACCTTCTTCTTTGAGGCTTTTTATCCATCGAGTTTTGGGCGTATTCCCACGATCTCCTAAGTGAGAAGTCAAACGGTGCTGAGGGTTATTGGATTTACCTATATATCGAATTTGCATTGTGAAAGGATCAACTAATGCATAGATGAAGGTGGTCTTGCCATTTTCGGCATGAGGTGGTACGTTATCCATAGTGAATTCTCCTCGAAAGAATTTACTCGCACGGATGGATGTTATCAGCATCGCATCCGTCAACAATTTTCTGTCCACATTATACCACGAAACCGCTCTACAAGCAACTCCGCACCTGTCTATTGGTAATTCTGTCATGTTACATCCAAATCATGTCATTTCTGTTAATTGAGAACGGATAGGCCGCATACATCCGCTCGTTGGTGTCGTAGCACGCGCAGCAACGGTGTTCATCGTGCATGTGTGGGATATCCACAATCTTTCCACATTGCCGACAATAGGTACTGAGTGCTTCTTTGTTGAGTACCGCAAAACAGACGATGAGCGCACCGGGGAACACAAAGAGCGCAAGATACAGCACTATCCAGATCATGGCTTATGCCTCCACGTCTCGCACGACATGCCACTGTAAATCGTTCGGGTCGCCAGCGAGCGTGCAGGCCACGCTTGCTGCTGGTCCGCACTTCGCACACCACATCAGCGCGGTATGCATCTGCGACACGGTGGCACGCCAGGTATGCTCATGCGGTGGCTGTACCGCTTGTACTGGTTGCTCTTGCGGCTCAATGCCTTCGCGGATGGGCGTAATCTCGCTCATAATGTCGCCTTTCTCGCACTTGCGACCTGTACGGCAGTCAAGGTGTCGTCACTGAGTGGATTACTGCCTGTGAAGTCAGCAAGTGGATTGGCGACGGTTGCAGGTGCCGTCACTGGCATGCTTGCGGTGTTCATGAGAGCCACGTCAGGCGGTGCTTGTGGCGTTGGTGTAGTCTGTTGAGCAGGTGCCACGTCCTGAGTAGGTTGTACGACTGATGCAACCATAGGTGCTACAGGCGTGATGTTCACGTTGATAGGTTGTGGTACTGGCATCTGGATAGGCTGCACTGGTACCTGTTGTGCGACGGCCTTTAGCACGCTGTCTGTGACCTGCTGTGCCACCTGCTGAGCCGCATTGTGCGATGTTGCGGCTTGCTGCTGGCTTATCTGCGTGAGCGCGGCCTGTACGTCTGGTTGTGAAGACAGACGCGCTTCCAACTGTGCAACCTTTTGTGTGAGTTGTGCTGATGTATCGTCTTTGGCTTGCAATACTTCTTTGATATGGCTGGGTATGTACTGCTTCAAAGCGTTGCCATACGCGAAGGCGAAGGTTGCGACAACGAGAGAGACAAGTACGCCGAGATTGACCTTGCCGTTCTGTGCGACATACTGGAAACCCGCGTTGATCGCTCCGATAGCCGCCGCGATAGCCGTGCTAAAAACGAATTGCAGAATGAGATTTTGTGATTGTGTTGGTTTGAATTGCATCATGATAGTTTTGCTAGCTCCTCAATCTGTGCTAAACGAGCTTTGGCCTGTGCAAGCTCGTCCTGTCCTTGTGTGTTAGGTTGTGCATTGACCTTCGCCGTGAGTGCCGCTATCTCATCTTGCAATGGCTTGACGAGAGATTGTGCGATGACTTTTTGGCCTGGGCCGCTATCAATGTGCATCAGGTAGCAGGGTTCATCCGTTGGTGGCTTATCAATGGCGCGATTACCGTTTTTGTCTTTTGGGTCCCAGACAAGAATGCACCCTTCGGTGACGACACAGACAACCCCCGGATGTCCTTGCGCTGGCATTTCGCCCGTTTTGATGAGTCGGAAGACCGCAACGCCGCCATATTTCATGTAGTAATTGGCGATTCCGCTTCCCATGACGAAATTTGTGCCTTTGAGTTGCAATCCGCCGCTCGCTGTTGGTTGGTAGTAGCGGGTAATTTCAGGGCTATCTTTGGTGAGTAAGGCCATATCTACCTCCTGTGGATGTAACTTTTCGAGTATCCAAATGACAGGACTGCGTAACCGTCCTCTCCAATCGGCGTCAGAGTAGGTGAGCGGTTGCGCGATGTACGGGTCAAGGCACGTAAGGCTACTGGCATCGTCCTTGTACCAGACACACACATGGCTCCACATATCGCGATACTGAGCAGGCGCATAGTCGTCTTGTTGTGTGAAGACGACAGGGCAATTCATCTCGATATAATGATGTGCTTTGTTGACAGCATCAGGGATAGAAGAGCACTCGACTGGATAAAGTTTGATGCCACGTTTTGCACACCATGTCACGAATGCCGATGCTGAGGTACCCTGATTAGCCCAACCTTCCCCGTAGGCAAGGTCTTTCATCGAATCAGGTGAATATTCCGCGTTCATCTGCTTTATCCCAAGCAGCCACATAACGCCTGCTAGGATGGATGTTGGCACGCATAAAAACTGCGCGTCTTCACTAGGACGACTATCACCTGTAATAGTTGTGAGCTGGGATAGCATGGGGAAGTTTAATAATTCAGCGATACATCACCTCCGTTCCAATGGTTGTTACACAGGATTGCTTGCGCTGCACTGTCTATGGTCATGGTTGCTCCTTTTTGATTTGCTGTTTCCTCGGTAGCACGGCAGGTATCGGTTGTATGGGCGTGGCGCGTCGTCTCAGATTACTTCTCGCGCCCTGCCGATCAACAACGGTCACCATGTCGCCGTCGATGGTGATTTTGTAGCCTTCCTTGTCGAGTGCCGTCACAATCGTCTCTTGTACATGGTTGAGTTCGATATTCTTCTTTTCCAGGTCGGCTATTCTGTCTTTCATCAACGCCATCTCGGTTTGCAGTGCGTTGATCACCCTGTCCTGCGCCTCGCCTGATGCTTTTGAGTAGCCCTGTTTCATCGCAAACAATCCTCCCACAACGACGCACATTCCAAGAATGATTGAGACGACTGGCAGAAACGCGAAGATGTTCATGCATCCTCCGTGTCAGGACGTGCCAGGAGCCGCGCCGCCTCCGCTGACACGTCTGTCGCGTCCGATGCATCTGCCAACACATCTGCGGCCTCTGTTGCTTTTCTCGCGCTCTCGAGTAACGCCTCCTGGAGTTGTTGTGTGCGAGCCGTGCCATCGCTCTCCCGCTCTGAGGCGGCCAAGACGCGTGCCGCCTCGACCGCCGCCGCCGCGACCTGCGCCGCCGCCTCGACCGCGGCCTCTGCCGCTCTGGTTGCGGACGCGGCAGAGGTGAGGGCAACGTTCGTCAACGCGGCGTCTTTCTGCTCTGCACGCCGTGCGCCATTGCGCCAGATACGCCAGAGCAGCGCAATGGCGAGAAACATCCAGATGAGATAGACAATGGTTAAAATGGTTTGTGTCACGATGTGTGTCTCCTTTCTACAATTGCGAGATTACTGTTTTAAGTACAGTCTCGACCAGTCTCCAAGTTCAGGGCCGCTGACTGCATCAATCGCCATAGTTGGCTGATAACCGCTATACTCCTGGGCGATCTTCATTTTCACGGATCGGATTAAGAATTGCGTCCCGTAACAGCCAAATTGCGGCAAGTAGACGGTCAACAATTGCCCTGGCTGTAGCCCGATGCGCCGTGTGCTTGCCTGTAACTCTTGCCCAAAGACGCCGTATTGTGCGACCTGACTCTGTGCATAGGCCAGTCCCGTCGCATAGGCCATGCCCTTGCCATCCGTTGTCTTCTCGACAATGCCGCTACTGGCTTCCAGGGCCGCGAGTGCCGACTGAGCAGGTAGGTTATCGGCCACCGCGTCGGTGAGATATTGCCCTGTGCCGAAAAAGGTGATAATCGTGGTGTTGTCGTAGATTGGCTGTGCAGGGTCTTGCGTGATCGTGGGGTCGCCAACGGCATAGTAAAACTGCTTACCCGTGTCTACGCCTTTGATGCCAACAACCGCCAGAACACCATTGACGGTGATGGTTGGTGCCTGTGACCACTGATAGCTGAATGTCCAGGACTGCGTGAAGCTATCGCCAATGCGACTCTCGTTGATCGGCGTGGTTTGCAGCACGTTCTGCACGATGTGGCGATTGTGATACAGGTCTGACTGATTGGTCATGGTGATATTGGCGTACAGGAAATCGCCCGGATTGTCTGACGCGATCCAGGGCGCGAGCACGGCGGTACGTGGCAGAAATGAGACGCGCTTCGCCTTATCGACATACCACCAATAATTCGAGCGTTTCGCGAGATCGTCGATATTGGTTGAGATGTAGTTGCCCGCGTAAGCGGTCTGCGGGATGAGCGCGCCAACGCCGATGCTACTGCCAAAGGCGGCAAGCGTCGTATTGAGGACCTGTGGCGACACCGTTGGGTCACTCGTTGCCAGTCGCAGTCGCATTTGCAGCGTATGCGTGTAGGCATTGTCGCCAAGTGGCTGCAGATACAACTGATACGTGCGAGACGTGCCACCGTCGCTCCGTAGGCCACATTTGCCTGTAAACAAGGACAGGCCATCGCTGTAATTCCACAAGGTCACGCCATCCATGACCGTCGTGATGGTGTTGCCTGCCATCGTGGTGACAAAGCGGTGCTTTTCCAGTCGATTAAAGATAATCGGCACGCTCAAGAGTTGTGTGCGTACCCCACTCTTGACGCTAAAGAGCGCAATGGTATCGGGTGCGCCGCCGCCAATGGCCGCGCCGTCCTGTACGACGCACTCATAGAAGCTGTTCGCGCTGGTGTAGTGCCAGACCCATCCACCCGTATCGCTCTCGTCCATATCGACGGTCATGGAGACATCCCCACACGTGACGAGGTTGTTGATGTAAAGAGCCTTACTGCCTCCTGATGCCACAATCCTATCGTTGGTCGAGTCGCCTGCCCAGGTCGCTACTGAGCCGCCTGTCCGAAACGTAGACGTGTAGTTGGTGTGGCTATCCGTGTTGAACTGGTCAATCGTTGCCAGTGGCTGGCCGGAGAGTCCGGGCACCGTGCCGCCATTGTTCGCGGTGACATCAGACCACGCGCCGCCATCGACACGGGTATCGACACCCAACGATGTACCCGTCGGTAACAGTGCATTCCACGCGGCCAACGTTGAGCCAATGCGTCCCAAATTTCCAAGTGACAGCACGGGACCGATGCGATTGCCAGTGGCATTGATCTGGTTGGTCGCCCAGACGGTGACACCATGCACCGTTGGCGTGAGGTAGACCGTGCCATCGCGTCCAGTCACCGCGCTTGCACCAGCGTTGGCACTGGTGAGCGTTGTGCGTAGGTACAATTGCGTGTTGCTATTGCCGGTCCCTGCTGTGAGGCCAGGAATCGGCGAGCCATTCGTGCAGGCCTGCCATGTGGCATTGTCGAAACTTGACTCAACTACCACCATGCCGTTGGGCGCACTATCGCTATCCCATTGCACTAGTGAATTACCGATGGTGGCAAGGGCACTCATTGAGAGTGGGCCGACGAGATGCGAGCCTGTGAGTGTACTCATCACGCCAAAGTTGTCGAAGAATGCGGTATACGTGCCGGGTGTGACGGAATCGCTATTGAGGAAGCGCAGGCCAAACTTGCCAGCCGCTGTGTAGGTACTATCGGTCACATTGAAGTACAGCACATCATTGACGTAGATGCGATGGTTGGAGCCATTCACCACGACTTTGAGACGCACCTTGAGAGCTGTACCAGAAAGATAGATCGCGACACTGTCGAGTGGAGAGTACGTTTGGCTCGTACTCGCGCCGTTATTCGCGCCATAGCCAAAGAGCAGGCTGGTCGGGTTGATGTCAACGGCATACGCGCCGCTATTGTTGCCTGATCCCTGATTGGTGGTCCGGTAGCTAAAACTCGCGTTCCCATGTGAGGAGACCGCCATATCGATCTCTACTGTGAAGTTCTGCCAGTTGCCAGGGAAATCGAGTTGAGACACGCCGACGTTGCCATTGCCCGTGACGGTGACGGTGCCCTGCCTGGCAATCGTGCCATGACCACCCACACCATAGAACGTCTGTCCTGTGGTGAGCGCGTCGTCCCACGTGCGCCATACACCAGAGAGCGACATCTGATTCGCGCGACTGACCTGGATATTGGTATTGGTGCCTCCGCTAAAGTCCGCGCTACTCTGCTCAATGTGCAAAAAGTCTGTTTTCGTGGCGTTATACGAGGGTTGCACACTCCATACCTGTGAAGTCAGTATGGGTGTCACTTCCGGGGACGGTCCGATACTGCTCATGCGTTGCCGCGTGAGGATCGTAAAGCCTGTGGCATTGGCCCCGGCCAGAAGATTGGGGAATGGCTGCGAACGCGTCGCCGATGTCCAAGACGCGCCACTATCGGTTGATATCTCATTGATAAAGCTGGTCCCTGTGGGCGTGGTTGCTTGCCACGAGATCAAGGACGATTTGACGATACCAACGCTGCTGATGCTCGTGCCTGTGCTGATGCGCCATCCGTTTTGCTGATACGTCGTCGCAATACTACAGGCCACATTCGCATAGCCGTTGTTGGAAAGCACCGTTGCGTTTATGGTACCGAAACCGCCAGCATAGAACGTCTGCTTGAGTGTGCCGCCACTCGAATACAGCTTCACATTGCGAAAATAGGACGTGTAGGCACCGCTCGTATCGCCTTCCATCGCCACGGTCACTTTTGAGAGTGTTTTCCCGCTTACATTCGAGAGAACAATCGTGCGTGTGTACCACTGGTCGTTGGCGTAGCCGGAGAGATCGGTCTTTGGATGCATCCACAAGCCGTTTTGATCGTTCATGGACGTTGGCGTCGTCACATCACGCAGTGACGAGCCGTCCGAACACAGACCATCGACTGCCGAGGTGATTTGCGGTGAGGTGCTACTGATCCACACGTCATATTGCAGGTAATCCCCGCTGCCAATCGTGACCGCGCCGCTCCATATTTCCAGATAGGCATAGTTGTTCGTGGTGCCACCGGAGCCGACGACGCCCTGCGAACTCGCGCCCGTCAGTTTGAGCGCGGGACCGCTTTGCAGTTGCAGGGCACTGCCGACGTTCTGCATGTTCGTGAGCGTGCCTGTGCTGAGGTTCTCGGTCTGTGCCACCGCCGTTCCTGCCGCGGCCAGTTCCAGGTCGCCATCGCCTTGCGTGGTTGCCGCGACCACATTTGAGATCGTGCCAAGTGCCAGTTGCGCCTGTGTCGTCTCTCGCAGTGACGCATATTGTGCCGTGATGCCTTCACTCGATAGGTATGAGAGCATGTCGGCGAGAATAGCCCCCGCGTACTGATTGACGTATTCTGGCCCCGTGTACGTGCGTTTGTCTACTAAATAGTGATTATCCACGCAGGCGATTTGCGACTCAAGATACGTTTGTGGCAGAAACGCAGTCTCAATAGAGGTCATCACAAAGCCTGTATAGAACGTGCCGCGTGCGCTATCGGCAATCGTGATTTGCATACCGCGTTTGAAGTGTTGTGTCCCTGACAGGTCTTCAACGGTACAGAGAAACGTCGAGATCGAGCTAATGGCGTCGTCCAGTTCAAAACGGTTGTCGTCGCGAATGACCACCGCTTGCCCTGCAATCGTCGCCGAAATAGTCGGATTGGTATAGACAACGGGTGGTGTGGACGCCATGAAGCCCGATTCGGCGTAAGCACTGGCTATTTGCTCGGTGATGTTGACATACGAGCCTTGCGTACTCGATGCCTCTGCTGATGCACTGGCTATCGCGTCCAGTATGGCCGTTGTCAGTCCTGTCGTGGCCGACGCCTCTGCTGATGCACTGGCGAGGCTCTCGGTGACTGCATTGGTCCCAGAGCCTTGTAGCGCACTCTCCGCGTAGGCTGTAGTGAGAGTCTCAGTCATGCCAACAGTCCCAGAGCCGACAGCGCTACTTTCCGCAGACGCCGATGCTATCTTCTCCGTGATGGCGACGGTGTAGTTGGTCGTTGGTGCGCTCGCAGTTGCACCCGACTCGCCGTAGGCACTCGCTATGGCTTCCGTGACTGCATTGACACCAGAGCCAACGATGCTACTCTCAGCAGACGCACTGACGATCTGCTCTAGTGTTGCGTTGCTGCCAGCACCTTGCACGGACGACTCTGCGTATGCCGATGCAATCGCTTCTGTGATGGCGGCCGTGACGTTGGTGGATGAATTGACTTGATAGCCAGGTGTTGTGACCATCGCGGCGGTATTGCCAGCGCGTCCGGTGGTATCAGTCGAGACGCTGTTCAGGCGTATTTGCTGACCTACGACACACGTTGTCGTAACAATGTTGACCCATTTGTCGATATAGAGTTTTTCGTTTGTTGCGAACGATGCAGCCGAGGCGGTTGTGCCGCTGAGCGCATAGGTCGATTGTACGGAGCCGCTAAACGATTGTCCCGTGAGACTCATGACCAAAATAGGCGTATAGACAAAGGTGACGCTGTTGTACTTATAGGCTCGAACATAGACCTCAAATGTCGCGCTGTAGCCCGATGTGTTCAGTCCGATACGGATGTTCGAGGAAAACGCACCTGTGGGTATCTGCTGACCTTCCAGCACCGTCGAGTCGAGGAGGTCCCCGTTGCCTGTGGGAGCAGGGAGCGAACTTGCCCCTAGCCATGCCGCCGTACTTCCAATTGAGAGAATCTCTCCGTAACCCGTTGCCGCTCCAATCGTGGTTTTGGGCGTGGCGACAGAGGGTGCTCCACTCGTAGTGTAGAGACCCTCTGCGCTTGCTAGCACCGCGCTGGCTTGATTGCTGAAGAAAACGGAGAGCGATGTCACCACGCGCTGTTATTCCTTAATGGTAATCGGGAAGGTCTGGTCAGTGGTTGGGTTAATCACGGCCTTTGGGATGAACGAGGTCACGCCGACGGACCCTGCCACGATTGGGTTGGCGTTCGAGAGGCGTACTGCCGTATAACTGCCAGCCGTTGTACTCGCACCAGGGAATTTCTTGGTCGCCACAATCTGCCGATTGCCGACACCTGAGCCTGAGACGGAGCCGAAGTCAGCAGCAACCAGCGTCAGATATTGCGCTCCCGCTGGACTGGCCGAAGGGTTATCAGTGACAGGTGCAAGTTGCACAAGAGACACACCAACGGCGTGATTGTTCGCTGGTATGTACGCGCCGCCGCCAATGGCTGTCACAGGCAGCGACGTTGCACCCAGCGCACATCCGGTGGTTTGTACAATCTCTTGCGGTGAGACACCGTTTTGTTGCCAGTCAATCACAAACTGCCCTGCTGGAATAGCTGCGGTTGCCCCTGCTGCAAAGGTCAGAGCCGCGCCTGTTGGGGCTGTCCCTGCCGTGAGCGCTGCGCCTAGTGTCTGTGATGATATCTCTGTGCTGATACAGATGTACTTATAGTTGGTAGCGTTTCCAAAGTATGCGGTAAGAAACGCTTGAATGAGTGTGTCGGTTTGACTCATAGTGATACCTTTCTGTTGCTATGCCGCTCGTATGGAGCGATTGCCGAGTTTGAGCCGTACTAATCGGTCGGTCGTCGTATTGTTGATGCGAGCCAGTTCCACGCTATCCACCATAAAAATGAGCGTCTGGCCTTGCGTGTTGCTCGCTTGCGTTTGCGGAGACGTGTTAGCGGCACTCGCGATGGCCGAGGCCGATGGCTTGATCGGGTACTGCAACTGCTGTATCGGTTGCGCGACCTGATTGACCGCCTTTTGCATGACAGGAACGCCAGCATTCAGACCGGATGAGAGCATCTTAATCAGATTTGGCATCCACTTGTCGCTATCTGATGCCGGACCCTCTTCCGTTGGCGAGTGGAAACCTAAGTTCTTCCAGATCGTAGAGGCGATACCAGAAACCGCGTTACTGACCCAGCCAATGCCGGACGTTATCCCGTTCGCGATCATCTTGACAAAGTTGGAACCGGAGGTATAAGCAATCGACGCCCAATGATCAATAGTTGATTTTAGCCAATTCCCTAAAGAGGTAAGCGGTCCCGATATATATTTACTCCATGCAGAGGAAAATATATTGCCAATAGTAATAAACATATTTCCTACCTTGATAAGCACCGAGAGTGAAGCTGAGTTGACCGTACCGTTTATAGAGTTCCATATCCCCACAAGAAAATTCCAAGCTCTTGTCATTTTCGCGGATATTGTTGAAGAAATAACCTCCCAGATGAAGACTGCCATATCCCAGAGAAATTGCCATGTACCGACAATATTGTTGATAGCTGAATGAAAGAGATTAGATACCCAATTCATTCCCGATTGCACGATGTTTCTGATGTTGTCAATCAGGTCATGGAAATAGTAGTTGTGGTCATAGAGCCATCGGAAAAGGTTGACCACCGCAATGATAGGACCGAAAAAGAGGATGAAAAGAGCCTTCATACCGTCCTGTATCACATTTCCCATAAACCCCATGAACGCGCTTGTGCCCGTCTGTATCCCATGCCACAAGCTCGTAAACCGTGCGCCGATAGACCCCATGAGAGCCATAAACCACGACGAGAACGCGCCCCACACGCCGGAGAGCCATGCCGTGATTTGCCCCCAGTGCTGTACCGCCAAAATAATGCCGACAACAACGGCCGCGACGACGATCCCGATCAGAATAAAGGGAGCGGCGGCAAGCAGCGTCGCGGCGGCGGCGGCGAGTGCTGCAACGGCCCATGCACCGAATGCGACGATGAGAGCGGGCACGGTTGCGAGAAAGGCGACAAAGGCGATACCTGCAAGTGTGAGCAGCACTGCCGACACGCCAGCGAGAACGCCAACGAGGATATCGGCGGCCAACTGGTTTCGCTGAAAGAAATCAATCATCTGCGAGATGCCAAACACCACAAGGTCTACTTTGTCGATAATCCACGCAAGAGCGGTACCTACCCCTTGTAATGCCTGTCCGAGCGTGGGCGCATTGGCTGCGAGTGCTGAAAAAGCTGGTCCGACGATGGTACTCAGTTGATGTCCGAGCGTCTGAAAATCAGCGATAACCCCTGCGAAGGCGTCTCCATTGAGATAGGTCATGACCCCTTGCCACGCCTTACCAAGCGTATTGAACACCCCCGTCAGGCCGTTGGTACTGGTCATCCAGTTGCCAAAGGCTGTGATGAGCGGTGTTGCGAGGTCAAGCATTTTGCCAAGCACAGGAAGCAACAGCGTTCCCACCTTGATGCCCATTGCCTCTAATGCGGCTTTGGCCTGGTCTATTTTGAAGTTGAAGTTGCCCTGGATATCCGACCAGCCCATCAGGTCATTGCCGCCTTTTTTGACGGCCCCCCCGATAATATCGACGTTATTGGCGAACGTCTTCATGTGGCTCCCCGTCAGTTCCAAGAAGCCCATCATTTGTTTTGACCCACCAGCGATATTCTTGATCGCCTGATTGTAGGCAGATGAACCTTCGGGAAATCGCTTGCCGACGGCATCGGTAATCATCTGCAACGCGCCGGGGAGATCGGTTTTCATCTTTGCCGCAACCTCAGCGGAGGTCAAACCAACGGACGCTAAGGCTTTCGCGCCAATCTTGGACGGTGCTTCTAAGGCGAGTATGACCTGTCGCAAGTGCGTGGCGGCGGACTCCGCAGGGTCGGATTGCGAGGTCATGGTTGCAAGGGCAGCGGTCACATCTTTGAGGGAAATACCAAACTTTGCCGAGGCTGGTAATACGTTTTTGAGCGAGCCGGACAGTTGCTCAAACGTCATCATGCCCTGCCCAGTCGCCGCCGTCAGGGTGTTCATGACCTGTACTGCGGTCATACCTTGTCCTGCATAGGCATTGAGTGAGGCAGCAAGCGCAATGCTTACCTGATCGAGATTGGCGTTTTCGGCTTTTGCCGCCTCAGCAGCGACACGGAGAGCTTCGAGTCCTTGCGAACCGTGTAGACCAGCGGATTCTATCCAGTACATCGCCTCGACCAGCTTCTGTGAACCAGTGCCGACCGATGCAGACATGTTCAGGATGCCATCGCCGACCATTTGCAGGTTGTTTTTTGACTCGCCTGCCGTCGTGTAGAGCTTGGTGACACTTTGTTGGAAATCTCCGGCTGCCTTCACTGAGGCAACACCAAGCCCAACCGTGATGGCGGTAGCGGCAACGAGCGCAATGCCCACACCACCGAGCAGACCAGGAGCAGAGCCAGCGAAACCTGAGAGTGCGGACGCGGCTGTGCGTAGTCCGCCTGTGAGTCCGCTAGAGTCGATACCCAAGCGGACTACTAACTCTCCCAGGTTTCCTGCCATTGCCTCTAGCCTGCTTTCCGTTTCGCTTCTTCTGCTTCAATGGCCGCTTGTTCGTCGGCCTGCTCTAGTTCGTAAAATGCCATCCAGTCGGTAATCTCGGTTTCGCTTATGCGGCTACTCCACTCGGCGTAGTTGCCGCCTCGGAGTTCACGGCAGAGGAAGCGCTTGAAGCGTTCTCTGGGGTTGGCTTCAAAAAAGCCTTTGCACTCACCACGTTCGCCTGTGCGAAGCCTGAAACCTCGCTCACTAGGCCGATAAGCGGTGTGAGAACCGTTCCGCCCCATTCGGAAACCCCCTGTGCATCGCTGTCCTGCAACACGCGCTCTTTGCTCTCGGTCAAGACCAGCGAACGGGTCAGCATCGCCGCGCCTGCCAGAATTTCATCGACGGAGCCATCGGAGCCGAGTGCGAGTTTGCGTGCCTCGGACGTATCGGAGCCTTTGAGTTCCAGGAGCGACAATTGTCCTTTCAATGCGGCCAATTCCTTTGCTGGTGTGCTTTCCCATGCGTCAATCGTGGCGTCCTCAACGGACTGAATACGGAGTGTGCGATTGAAGAGTAAGGCGCGAGCCTCTTGTGCGGTCATGGTCATGGTGTATTCATCCTTTCAAGATGTTGTCGTAATGTGTGTTTAGGAAGTAAAGAATTCGTCAGTAAGCGTGAACGATAAGTCTTCGCCTAAAGCCGCCTTTGGGTCAGCTTTGATGTTGCTGGCGTCGGCATACACGTAGCCCTCGTAGCGATTGCCTGATGGCAAGACGAAACTGCCAACCAGCAGATCGCGTGCCACGAGGCTTTGTGAACGAGCCGGACTGATCCAGAAGGTATTCGTTTTCAGAACGCCGCTCAGAATGCCTGGAATGGAACTCTCAACGCCCTGTGCATTGAAGACAGTGGTATCAATCTTCGCCATTTTGCTGGCCCAATCGCAATTGTTCGCCTGCGCTACGAGCATTTCGGTGAAGTACGCGCCACTCGTGAAGCGTACTTGCGTACCCGCTGCATTGGCGACGGCGAAAATGACGCGTGCGTTGACTCTTGACAGCGTGAAGCCTGTAGACACCACCGTCCATATCGTGCCATCAGGCGATGTAGACACCACAATCGGCGTTTTCGGGTCGAGCCGTTTCTTTGCCTGATTGGTAATGGTGTAGGTTTTGTGATCGCCACTATCCGTACACAGTTCGTTGGTCAAGGCTATACTCGGCTGACTGGTGAGATAGACCTGACTGGAATACGCTGCAATTGCCATCGAATAGCCTCAACTTTCTGGACTGATTTACGCTGGTGTGAGTGGGCCTGTGATGACAAATGCCCACGCGCCATCGACTTGCTTTTTGGGGTCGCCTTTGGTATCGACCGCCTCAACCCATGCCTGCGCCGTATAAGAGTTGGTGCCCGTTGGCTTGAAAAGCAGGGTGCCAGTGGTGCGAGCGAAAAAGGCCGCTTCCATGCCCGCCTGTCCGGGGTCGCCTTTGTTCCAGGAGCCAGCGACTTTGACCGTTGCTGAAAACAAGCCAGGGATACTCGTTTCGGTGCCAGCATTGGCCGTGACCACGCCTGGAAACGCGGTGGTGTCGATTTTGCCTATCTTCATGCTCTGGTCAATGGTCATAATGTCGCTCACAATAATGCCACTGTAGGTAAAAGTGGCAGGGAAGGCTGCGATTGCCATGTATATAACTCCTTATAGATTGCTGAGTGCTAATTGCCAGTTGGGTTTTTCTTGTTCGTATGCAGGCAGTAAGAAGGGTTGCGGATTCTGAAACCGCGTCCCAAGTTCTACAAACCATGCGTATGAGTTCGCCCCGCCTTCGGGATAGGTGTACGTTTTTGCCGTTTGCGGGAGCGTTCCGCCGTATGCCACTTCATAGCCTTTGACTGAACCTTCTGTGAACGGCCTGACCACGCCTGATGCTTGCAAGTCGCCTTTGTCTACAGGCACATTGGCATCGGCCACGCTGTAGATGTTCTGTGCTGATTGCGCGGTGATGGCGTCGGCTGCTGTGCCAAACACCGTGACTGACGCCGTGAGACTGCCAAGCACACCTGACAAGCCGCTCACGGATGCGAGGTTTGCCATTTAGTCGCTCGCTTTCAGGATGCGTGAGACGATGTACAGGTACGCGAGAAGGACAAGTATGCCCACGACAACGCCTGCTGAAAATATCAAGAGATCGTGTATCATTGCCCTGTCCCTTCCTGTGCCATAATCCGGTAGCGGACAGGCATATGCGTAATCCTGTTGTCTATCGGGTCGCCCATTGGCTGGCTAAACTCGTACCAGCATCCGACACAGTGCATATTCGCAAGCGTCAACGTTTGCTCATCTAAGAGATAATTGAGCCGTGCGAGTATCGTTTGACACTCTTTGGCCCCTAGTTGCCGCGAAAAGATGTGTAGCGTCACCGTATCGGTATAGCCTTTGCGTCCAAAGCTGTGATCCGGTGCCTCGGTGCTATCGCCAATCGTCAAAAATGGATAGCCTTGCCCCTGTGGAATGCCGCGAAAGTCGAGTATGCCGCCTGTCACCAGTGCCATGAGCGGCGCGTCGCCTGTGAGCTTGGTCGCAATGGCCTGTTGTATCGCGCCTGTTGCACTCATTCGTCTTCCTCTAATGGTTCGATAAGCGCGGTAAAGAACGGCGCATAGGACATATCGTTGGGCGCGTCAATCACGGTGTACGTGATACCAGCAATGGTCACGCGTTCAGAGCCTTTCAACAGGTAGGTTGTCGGATAGAGTAGACTCTTTTTCAACTTGCCGAGATTTTGCTGTGCAATGATTTCTTCTTTAATCAATTTCAGGCCGAGAATGGTGTACATGCACGGCATCGCTGCATAGAGCGTTTGCCAGTTGGATGTAGAGCCGCCTTGACCGTCTGATGTGCGTGTGTCCTGTTGCACCAGTGCCACGCGGTCATAGATACTCCCCATGAGCGACTGCAGCCCGTTCACATCGAGTTGAGAGAGCAATGGCATTAGAAATCACCTCCCAGATACGGGAACGGCAAGCCAAACGGATAATCTGGCTCCAAGAAGTCCAGTTCCATGCGTCCAAGTTGCAGACCTTGCGTACTTCCAACGGCGTAGCCAAGATTGGCACATTCCTTCTCGGCAGTTTCCAGCATCGCGCTCACCTGCTTGTAGGCTTGTGAGCGAAACGCTTGCAAGGCACCGATCACCTGTACATCGAAGCGAACAGACAGCAACCGCGCAAAGCGTTTGAGCGCATAGTAGCTGAGCAGTGCGAGATACGCCGTGATTTGCGCTTGTGGCACAACGGTTGTGGCTAGCACATCCTCTGTGTAGCCAAGTTGCCGTAGCGACATGTCAATCGCGAAATTGTACGCGAGTGTCAGTTGGCTACCCGTGAAGGCTGCATCCGTCGCAAGATCTGCATATTCGTTGGTCAGTATGCTCGTTGCCGCGATTCGGTCCATGTGCTATTTAGCCTTTGGCTTGTCTTTGAACGGATTGCCGTTCGCATCAACAAATTCGCCGCGTTCGCTCAGATACTTGCCACCTTCGACGGTCTCATCGAGTGGAGCAGCCAAGACAACAGGTGTTGCCACCTCTTGACCTGTGACAATCACATCTTTGGTATCAGCCATTGTGTTCATCTCCTGAGAATTGCACTACTGAGCCGCTCTACAGGCCGGCTCTCTATCACACTAGAAGGTCCAAGCCGCAGGAGCCGCATAGGTTGTTGCAGTTGTGCAAAGGCACGCTCCGTTCGTTCTTTCAAAGACTCCCAACCCGTATTCGCGCTCCATGAACTGTGCGCGTAGAGGGTACATGTCGATGTCGGCGGCCACATGCAAATCGCCGCGTTGTGCGTTACGAGTACGCAAGCGCAAGGGCTTCGGTGCTGCTGGATTGAAGCAGAACATATAGCCTGCTGGGACCCAGGGCTTGATCCACACTTCTGATTGTTGGTAGATGCCGATGGGACGGTTGTAGATGTCCATGTTATCGAGCGTCTTGCCCAGAGCGCGGTCGTTGTTGTAGCCAAACGTGACGCGTGGGTCCGCGTAGGGATAGAACTTCACGCTTGTTGTCGTGAGTCCTCGGAACGCGACCTCTTGGGCGCGATTGATGTAGATGATGGGTGTCCCGTATGCGTAGTGTTCGAGGACGGTGCCAAGCAGAGCCTGTACGTCCGCATCGGCAACGGTGCCCGCTGTGGTCGCGCCAAGAAAGTGCGTGTGCGTGGCAGGATTGAACTTGTTGCCGTACATGTCGGGCTTGATGTAGACGCCATCAGCATTGAGCAGAGCGCGAACAGGGTACGTCGCGCCGTCCAAGTAGCGGTCCACGTAGGTTGGATTGTTGAGTGGATTGAACAGCGTGGCGCGAATGGAACGCGAGAGGTCGCGCTTGTCGGCGTCCATGATGGCGGTTGCCACCTGCTCTAAGTCGCCGATGGTTTTCGTCTGCATGAACATGCGAGTCACGCCCCAGGCGATTTGCCGTAGACGCATGGGAAAGCCCATGATGGTTGGGGCTGGTGCCGTTTTCTGCACGTCGGGACGCGAGAATTCATCGCCTTCAATCACGTCAACCGTGTCATTGCTGCCCCAGGTCATGAAGCGATCTTGCGTTGGCTCGGTGAAGTCGTCCATCATCATCATGAGCAGGCGATTGTGCGCCTGTAGGAAGATTTCGAGTTGCTGATACAGCGTCGCCTCATCGTAGGCTTGAATAAACTGGTTGTACGCGGCCTTCTTCGCGCCGATGGTATCGAAAATTTGTAATGTGCCGTAAGCCATTGAAAATGTGTCCTTTCTCTAGCTTCTGGCTAGTAACTCTTGCGTACCCAGATGCGCGAGCCAACGATAGAGCCACCGACGGAGAGACCAGGGGTCACATCAGGCAGAACCATACCGATGGGTACGGTGCCACCGACAGTTGCGGCATCACTGAGTCCGCCTGCCACCGTGTCGAGATAAACCAATGCGCCAGGAACAAGGTTCGCGCCGTAGTAGAAGGCGACGTGGAAGTACAGCGAGACCGCTTCGTTGATCGGTGCTGACGTTGCAGCGAACCCGTCTACTCTTGCGGCTGGCACGCCGACGGTGGTGCCATTGGAACGATAGGCGAGGCCATCGTTTTTGATGTAACAGGCGTCTCCGGCAGCAATGGCCTCGCCTGCTCTGAGTCCTGAATGATTGGCAATGGTGCCAGGGACTGCGGTACTGATTGAAGGTGTACCTACCTTAGCGATGGATGCCAAGTGGCACCTCCAAAACAAAAAAAGAGTGTTGAGACCAAACTATGGTCTCAACACTCGGACTACGATAGTCAGCTAAGTGTATGCTGGTGTTCTGCGGCGTTCTAGTACGTGCCGCCTGCTCTGAGTACGTCCATCGCGCTTTTCACGTCTGACGCGCCAACAGTCTCGGCTGGTTTCGGGTTCGGCACATTGCCGGGCGATTGGCCGCGTTGCTGGACTGCGAACCGTTCCGCGAGAGGCTTGAGTTTTTCGAGTGACTTCAATCGCTCCTCAACAGGCGTCTTTTTGTCTGGTACGAGCGATTTCACTTCTTCGGGCCAGTCGCTTACTTGTGTCTTGATTTGCTCATTCACCAGTTCAGCGAGTGCATTGTAGCGTTCCTGTACTGGTTCAAGTTCTCTCACACGGGCTTGATGCTGCTCTGCTAGCTTCTGGAATTCGCCTTGTTCGCGGAGCTTCTGCTCTTCTGCAAGTTTCTTCTCGGCTTCGATGGCATCAATGGCTTTGCGCTTGTCCTTGTTCTCGGTGCGTAATCCAGTAATCATGTCCTGGATATCTTGCGGCAACGACTCAAAAGCTGTTTTCGGTGGTGTCCCGTTCGGTGTCTGACCGTTCGGTGGTGTTGTGGGCGTCTGGCCCGTGGGGTCTACGTTGTTCGGTGTCTGACCTTGCAGCATAGAATTGTTTCCTTCTGGCATTATTGTAGTCCTTTCGTGTGCTAAGTCAAGCACTTTCGTCTAGTAGTTTTTCGATGCACGTTCCACTGTTCTCAATCGTGCGTTTGATCGACGTGTCAAGATGTATCGTGTAGCGGTCATATTCTGCGTAGGTCTGATATTTGGCGGAGCGGAGCGAGAGCGCATCGCGCAGTGTCGGGTCAGTAAAGCGGCCAGTGGCACGGAGCGGCAAACGACAAGGGACGCACATGACCGAGCAGGACATGACCCACACTCTGCGCCCACATCCTGTACACTGGTACTCTCTGCTCATGCTCTACTCGTTTATTTCGCTGTTAGGTACGTCTTCGTTCACGTCATAAGCCGTCACCGACAATTCAGGATTGTCTACAGTAACGGTCCGTTCAACTGGCTCATGGTCCTTCACAACCAACTTGCCCGATTCATCTTTCTCATGGTAGGTGATAATCGCCTTGTTGTCATGCATCACATCAAGCAGAACTGCCACACGCTTGACATTGGCGATTAGCTCACCTGTCTGTGCATCGGAAACCGTGAGTAGATAGCCCTCTACTGCATCTGGCTTGCCTTCAATGCGAATACGACGGTGAAAGTTCTTGTGTATGTCCATCACTACTTCTCCTTGTGCTGTTATAAAATGTATGTCGATTTAAGCGCTCTGTTCGCGTCGTAATGCCCACATGCGGCGGTTCTTACCAAAGACAACGCACAGCGGACCATAGCGCACCACCGTCTGTATCTGCGTGGCATTGCTCCGGTAGCCTGCGCTGCATTGCATCAATCCAAACTGCCAGCGTTGCGACAGGCGACACGTCACAGGCCACAACAGCGTATGGTCACGATTGCTCCACGCACGGCCACAGGTGACACAGGAGTAGCGGATGTACTCTCGTCCGTGCCGCGTTGTCTCGACGGTCTGTGTGATGCTCTGCTTTGGTGTAGCGCGTGTGTAGCCACAGCGACAGGTAAGACAGGACTTGCTCATTTGCCGTACTCCCATATCATCGCATGTCTTCCCGTGTTGACGGTCAGTGCTGCCCGATACCATGGGTCAATGTAAAGCCTCACGCCAAAGACGTAGCGTTCTATTGGCATCACATGAAAGAAAAAATGTTTTCGAGGCTTGGGATGTGCCTCTTGTGCAGGTGTATCAATCATTGTGACTCCTTTGGTGAGACACGCATATATCTCCACTTGAAAATACGTTTCCCTGCTCGTAGTATGACAACAATGTCAGACGTTGAAATCTCGAGCGCAAACGGGTTCAAGCGAAAACGGTCTAACGTATATGTGTCAAACCGCCACGTGCCTTCATCAGGAACATAATAGCCATGTTTCTGCTCATCAGGGTTGTTACTATTGTGCAGAGCGCGTTTGAGTTCGCTCCAAACGATACGCTTTAGGGTGCGTACCTCTCTTTTTAGCCGTTGCACTTCACCTACAAATGTCCCTGGGAGGTCTAAGTCATCTTCGCTCATTGTGGCTCCTTAGTGCTTCCAAGACTTCACCTGCAACCACAATCATCAGACGTTTATTGGTGTCGGGTACGTCTTGCCACGGCACAGCACTCGCCTTACGAGTGTGATAGTTATATTCAGGTGCAAGCCGTTCGTAGGTTTCGTGGAAGAGTTGCGCTACTTGTTCGGGTGTCATTGTGGCTCCTTTGGAAACTCGGTCATGTCGGGTATCCCTGGCAAGAGTTCATCCCTCGACTCGCAACATTCAAGCTCCGCCAACTCGAAGGAATGCAAAGCATGCTGTACAAGGTCATAGGCACGTTGGGATAAGGGCGTTTTCACAGATTGCTCATCACCATCAGCAATCCAGAGATAATCACGTTTGTCCAGTTCCTCATAGAGTAAGTTCGCAAACCCTGCAAACTGCGTATTGCGTGGATCGTCGCTCATGCTCTCTCCGTCTTTCTCATGCCTGCTCGCATTGTTTCATGCTTCAATGCTTTGCGAACTTCCGCGCGAACGAATTCACGGAGCGCGTCTTCGCTCGGAAAGATGGTATTGCTGTCTGCGAGTGCCTCGCTGATCGTCTCAGCAATCAAGGCTTTGAGAATGCCTTTGCTGGTTTCAGTAATCTGGTAATTCAGTGGAACAGTAACTTCGCCAAATGATGCCATTAGTTGCCTTCTTTCAATCGCTTCACTACAGCATCAGCAATCCGCTCTACGTCGGCATCCGAGAGCGTTGCGTAGATCGTCACTGGCGAAACTGGTTGAGGCGGAGGCATAGTCCCCCACCATGCACCTGCTACGCTTGCAATATTCAATGCTTCCGCATAGGCATGAGAGGTAACAGATGTAGGGGTAAATGGTGTTCCATCTGGATTGGTCAAGGTGATTTTCCCAGTAACTTCGTCGCTCATGTGAAACTCCTAATACTCTTTGTTTTTAGAGGCCAGATACGCTTTGTATTCTGTACTGGCCCTGTCTAATTGTGTATGGTTCAAATAAGAACTGATACGCCCATGTTCAAAGAGGTAGTGTAATGCAGCGTTCGCACAGGCCAGATACGATTCCTGTGCGTGTTCGCTCAACTCATCCCAGGATTGCAGAGGTTCAACACCTGCCATTTTGTTACCCGTTTGATAAATGACAAAAGCCAATTCTTCGCTACTTCTCATATCGTAGGTATTCCCTTCGTTGGTTGCTGTACAGGTTTCGCAAATCGTTGTGCGAGTCTCTTCTCCAGATGTGGCTTGAGCAGGGCAAGTGCATAGCCAAATAGTACAATGAGCAGTGTTGAGACCGTGATGAGGATGTACCAGAGTGGCGTCATGTCTACCACCTTCCAAGAATGAGAGCAGCGAGTGCAATCATGATAATGTGTAGCACTTGGTCTCCCCAGAGCACGACATGCAAGGCTATGTCACCTTCCCTCGTTTGTCGATACACCCGTCTCCACCATGTAAGCGGTATCCGAGTATCAATCAGCAAGTGAGAGACCGCGAGCAAAACAGCGACCAATGGAGGAAATACAAATAGCAATGCAAGCAGGTGTAATCCACTATGGACATATGCCGCTGGATGTTTCAGATTTGATTTATTCTGAGCCATCCAGTGATTTTGCAAGAGCCAATCCGTGAAGAGATGAGCAACCATTCCCCATACAAGTAGCTCTGTAGAGTACAGATTTATCATGCTTGTGTCCCTCTATAGAAAAATTCCATGTCCAGTGGCATACCAATCAGCACAAGGTCAATCTGGATAGGCCGTTTCTGTTTCTTGCGCTTCTTCTCGCGCTTCTCCATGTGCCGTGTTCGTTGCTCACGCCGCTCTTTGTTGGAGCAGAAACCGAGCGACTCTTTTTTCTTGCTCACTCTGCTTGCTCCTTCATTTGCTTCTCATAGCAAGATTGACAGCTTGTCCAGTATTTCATGTCACGATGACCGTCGTCAGACCCTGACGGGGTATCGTCGTCTTCGAGTGATAAAAAGATGGCAAGATTACCGCACTTGCATTCGATGCGATGGTCAGCAACCACCATCACAGGCTGCCACCTATTTTCACTCATGCTGCTTGCCCTTCTCTACTTGGCAAGAGGTTCTTCACCTCTGTTTGCTTCACTTTCGCTTCTGGTAGCTTGCCAGTGCGATAGAAGTGTGCGAGTTGCGCTTGTGTCATGGCTCGCTCAATCGTTGTTTTATCGGGTTGTCGGAGCATCACGCTGTGTCGCACAAACGTCGCGCGTGGTCCTTTCACGGCGTTGACGGCGGTTTGTCGAGTCGATTGCTTCTTTTTGCTCATCCCTGATTGCCTTTCTGTTGCGGAGGCTTCGTAGCAGTAGTCTGTGTGCCATCCTGTGCTTGCGGTTGGTTCTCGCTCACTTGTGGCGATTGTTGCGCATGTGCAAGTTGCAATGCGTCGGCCTGTTGCTGTTTGGCCTCAACTTTCGCGGCGTCCATCTGTGTTTTGAGATTGGCTAATTGCTCGTCGGTGAAACCAGCCTCTTGCAAGACAAACTCTAACGGTACGCCTGCACTGACCGCCATTTGTGCGCCTTGCCACATCAGCATCTGTTCGTTGGCAAGTTCGCTTTTTGTGGGCGTAAGCAACGGGCGCGGCATAATCACCATGTCCAGATCGCCTTTCGCGTAGGAGTCGAGATTGAACGGCGTGAACTTCTGTTGTTGTCTGTTGAGCGGTCCCCATGCACCACTATTGGCACGGAATCCAGCGATAGCCACGCACATGCGAAACAAGGACATGTTGGCGTTGTCATACGTCGCTCCGACCTCCGTCACGCGACTGGTTGTATCGCCTACAATTCGAGAGGCACCAGGTCCAGTCACTTGCGACATATTCCGCAATTCTTTGTACATCACCAACTCTGGATGATCTTGCTCAATCTCGGAGATGAGATGCAACATGTATGCGGATGCATCTCCGAGATTGAGTTCACCAGCAAGACTATCAACACGTCCATCTTTCCCACCTTTGAGCATGAGCAGCGTTTCCTCTTCACCGGCTTGCGGCGTATCGTTCTCGTTGGTGATACCGCGCTTTGGAGTGCTGAGTGTCTTCCCAACGACGCTATCTGTCCACAGAACGATAGGGGCACCAATGACCCTATGAATTTGGTCATGCACATGGCTTGCAAGGCTATTGAGTTCGTCAATCTTGCCCATTGAGCCGGACATGGCAGGAGAGCCATGAGAGCCGCCCACATCCATGTGCTTGATCCATACCGCCGGACAGAAGCCATACGGATGCTCTACGACGCTGCCGTTGCCATAGTCGAACGGTTCGTGGTCCTTGTAGTAGCGAATGACTTCCGTATCCACGTACTTGCCGTAGACGTAGTTTTCGCCTTGTTCGTCGCGCACGTTGTACTGGAGCGCATAGGCTTTCACGTTGCCTGCTCCATCGAGTTCCAGGTCATACACAAATCCAGGCCAGATGACATCAGCCGTCACTTTGCCCTGCTCCACATCATCGACAATCTCAATCAGCGTAGAGCCAAGCGCACCGCCGTAACGCACCTGTAACGCCTTCTTCGATTGCCAGTTTGACCACTGCCAGAATTGCGCGATGGCATCCTTGAGCGGCTTGGGCGTGTCTTCTGCGAACGGAATAGCGAGCGAGACGCCATCAGGCAACATGCGACCGTCTTCAGAGAGCACGCCTGGATAGATCGAGCCAGCGTAGAAGTCCACAAGCCGGCGTGTCGGATTGTAGATCGGCCGAATGTTGCGATAGAGGTTGTAGTTTGATTTGTAGCCACTATAGGGATTGTAGGGATAGAGTGGATACGGGCTATTGCCGTACATCTGTTGCGAGTTCAGCGTCTGGTTCATGCGGTCAAACACGCTGTTGCTGTAGTACGCCCAGAGGAGCGAATATTGCTGCGCTTGACTCGTAAAGGATTTTTGCTGATATGCGCTCGCTGGGTCTTCATAGACGCGCCGAGCGGTCATGATGCCAGACTGTAATCCTGCTCCTAATGCGTTCATAAGGTTTCCTACCAATCCCATGTTAATAGCCTCTAAAATTCGTGATTGCCTCTGATACCTCAGTCGGCATGATGTCAAGTCCTGCCTTGTGTGCGCCATAATAGGCAAGTGCGAGACTAATCACCGCGTCGTCATGTGCGCCCTCTGGTGCCTCATACACAATGTTCCTGCTCGGCGTGAGATGATATTCAAATTGCCGTAACTCGTTCAGCAGCACTTCCTCACTCGGTATGCGAATAGCCCTATCCTGAAATGCTAACTGTAACTTCTCGATCAGCACTTTCTTTGAAGCGTTTGTCAGTAAATAGCCTTCTGATTGTTCCCATTTCAGCTTGAGATGGTCAAGCAGTGCGTCGCCAATGCCCGTAGAGTCCATCAACACATAGGCATTGAAACGCTGTGCTAGCCTCACCACCTGCTCTATCTGCATAGGGTAATCTATGGTATTGAAGCGTTCCCACGCCTCTACACGCATCGTATCGGCGTCAAGCAGCGTCAGGACCGAATAGTCATTGTATTTTGCGGGGTCCCAGCCAAGAATGTACGAATGCTGCTCAGGATAGAAGACTCTGGTATAATTTGCGTCGATTCCGCCGTATACGCATGCATCAATGCCACGAAATACGCCTGCACTATCTTCTAAGAACTCTGCTTCATACTCCTGCTGATACGTGTCTTCTGGCAACTCTTTTTTTGCCGCCTCGACCTCGGATGAGGCGATATAGGGATTAGCAGAGGTAGGAGCCTTGAAACTTTCCCAGTCGGGGTACATCGGGTCACGTCCACGCATAAACAAGCGAAAAAAGAGGTTACGGCCTTTGGGAGTGCCGAGTAGTAACGCTTTGCCGTTGGTATCGGAGAGGCACGGACGTAACACCTCAGACCACGCTTTTTCAGCAATGCTCGCGAACTCATCACAGACTAAGAAATGGATACCGTTGCCACGTAATGCGTCGTAGTTGTCTGAACTTGCGAACATCATCACGGCATCATTTGGGAGTTCTATGCGGAGTTCTGTATCGGAGGTGTGCAGGTTCAGTGCGTGCAAGGCTTGCTTGATGAGGCGATAGGCAATCTTTGTTTGTCGATAGGTTGGAGCTACCCACACGGAGAGCGTTCGTGGGTGTTTACTCGCAAAGTCGATAAACTCGTTACAGCCAAGATAGGTTTTCCCAAATCGACGCCCACACGTCACGACGCGAAAACGAGCCTTTGACCTATGGATGGGTTTCTGGCCTCGGTGGGGACGGTAGAGGCGTATCTGGAAATCTGGCTGCTCTTCCGTCATTCGTCATCCTCCAACGAGCCACCGCCCCAGGTGGTTTGAATAATGATTGGTCCCTTATCCTTGCCTGTAATCTCTACCTTTTTCGTGTCGTCGTCGGCTCGTAACGCTTTCCGTTCAGCCTCTATCATGTTTTTGAGGAGTTGCACGGCGGCAAGAGAACCAAACGACTTGACCTGAATAAGTTCTTTGATTTGTTTGATCGCCACATCTTGCATTTCTTTAGACGTTTCGACTTGACGACTATTCATTTCATCGTGAATAGCCTTTATCTTCTTAGCTTCTGCGCTCGCAATCTCAACATCATATGTCCTTACACGACGTTGCCATTCGTGGAGCGATGACCACGCTTCTATTGTGCGTAATCGTACCGTCGAATTGCCGCCGCTTTGCCGCCGCTTTTCAACAAGTTTTTCAAGTGAGCGACCTGGGCCGAGAGCAGCATATTCTTCATAGGCCGCCGCCGCCTTTGGAGTTTCCTGTGGTTTCTCTTCGCTCACTCATGCCTCGCAGACAACAAAAAAGACGCCAACCAACAAGGTTGACGCCTGGATACGAATATCGACTATGCGTGTGTATATAAGAAGAGTATACCAGAAATACCTACCCGTTGTCTATACGGCTTCTATGAGACTTGCCAGACATCGTATGCTGTGAATGCGATTGTCTGTTCGCCTTCATACCATTCGGACAATTGGTAATATCGGAGCGAGTAAGACGAAAGAAATTGCGATTGCGAACACTAATGCTAAACTCACCATCCACCATGCCATGCATAAGCGCAGTCATGATGCGTGCGACCTCTGGTGTAATCTCCAGAGGATTGAATGAATCATCATCAGGAACGAGTGCGAGATTCCCATGTGTAGTTGGCATATATCCCCCAAGAGACACATTATATCAAAAGATATACTCTATATCATTAGAACGCATAACCTAGATGTTAAATAACATGAGTCAATGGTCGTGGCTACGTTCGCTCACTCTTGCGAATCATCTACTTGCTTCACGAGCCAGGGAACTTGTATCACAGGCCGCCCATGATGCACCTGTCCATCACAACGTGTATAATAGTGCTCATTACACGAACATCGCAGCCAACCGAGAGGGGAGAGAGGTGCTTCATTCGAGATACGCAACTCTGCGCCACAATAACCACAAGTAAATAGAATATCGTTGCCCTCATAAGTAACAAATCTCATTCGGTAATCTCGCCTTTATCTATCACTTTGTCCAGACTCACCGTCACCACATCCGATTCAAGCTGTGGGTTATGCCGCAACAGGTTTCTCACAATGCCCTCTAAGCGTGTGAGATGGGTATAATCGCCGCCAGCCGGATACGGTGTATCGGGATCGGTAATCTCGACATTCAGGATAACTTTGTAGCGTTTCCTCACTCGTTGACCTCCGATAGAAGACACATTGCCACGTCTTCGATGCCTCCAACGTTGCCATGTGGGAGCGATGCGTGGCAAGCAGGGCACGCACGCACTTCTCTTTGAGCAGCAAACCAATGGGGAATCTCGCCTACTTTCACGTACTTGTGGTACTCCAACGGCAAATTATCAAACGAGACACGAGGCGTCCCATCGCTGTTGCTCAAATCGCTCGGCACATCACCATAACTCGTGACATCGTACTGAATAGGTTGCAACAACAACTGCAATGGATAGCCGCAGATATGGTGTACTTCCATCACTCATTCACCTCAATTCCCAACACCTTCGCTTGCTCTCCAAGCCGTTTGAGCGTGTCCATCTCGTTCTTTTTCGCGTACCAGTACCGATCTTCCTCACACGCCTCTGCAAACAAGCCGCAATAGTTCTTCACAATGGCGCGTAACTGCTTGTTCTCTTTGTACAAGGAAAAAAGTGCATGCACTTTTTTCTCATACGTTTTCTCGTCACGCACATCGGTAAGAAGACTCGCGTACCAGCGATGGTCTTCTTCCAACTCTTTTTCTAGTTCTGTCCACTTGTCTCGTAAGAACTCGTTCTCAGTGCGGAGTGCAACTATTGTTTCTTGAGCCGATACTAGCAAGCCTCGCATCTGCTCCATATCGGTAGAGACCTTTGTGTGATATTCTTGTACCCCTAACAGTTCTCGGCGCAACTGTAACAGATCCGCATAGATGTCTTCCTCAGTCCGTTTCTCGCTCATTGCTCACGCGCTTTCTCTTGTGTCAACTACACTCCTATGGCTTAGGTTTCGCCACGTACTTCTTTCCGTTGCTCCGTTCTGCGGGGTCTGGATTGAGAACAAGCACATATCCCTCACTGGCAATCTCTCGCTCCCACTTCTGACGCCACACTTCGCTCGTATCAGCGTCGGCTTGATTGTACCCGTCTACTGCTATTTGCACATCTACGGGTATCGCTTCATCAGATGCAAATAACCCATAGTCTCCCCAATCATTACACCATAAAAATACACCTAGTGGTTTGATGCGTGCTCTTATCGCCTCGCCACGATCTCTCTGCTCATCGTCGCGGTAATCCAGTGTTTCATATTCTTTCAATAAGGCAACGAGTTCTTTGGCCGTCAATTCGTGGTCGCTCACTGCTCTTTCTCCTGATACATCCTCACTCTAAAAAGCCGCTGGTAGAGTAACACTATCAGATTATAATGTCTCTGACAAAAGTGCAATCCACCTTTCGGTACCGCCAAACCAACAGCCTCCCATGCAGATAGTTTATTGCAAAGGCTACATAACATTCTCTTCTCTTCCATAGCTATCCCTCTTTCTCCTGTGTCTGCTCTTTCAATACTTTTCGTACTAATGCTCTGCCAGGGGTTGTCAAGCGTATAAGCACAGACGCATCATACTTGACCAGGATAAGGCCGCGCTCTCGCAACGCTTCAAACGTGCTACCTGTGCCAGAGTCAACTAACTTTGCTTTTTTAAGGTCTCTTTTCAGATACGAATTATCGTCATACATGCCAGAATACTCTATCCATCGCCACTGGTCAGCGGGGATAGAGCGTTGGTAGAATCGCATCAGGCTTTTCGCGTTACTCTCCTGGATTTGGTCATGTTCGTAGATGATGAGCATATACTGCTGTTGCCGCTCATTCAAATCAGACCAAGTGACCTTTTTCGTGGGAGCAGGCATAGCTACCCCTCTTTCTCCTGTGTCTTATGAAGCATGATCGGGATGCTGCGTCTTCATATGCCGCTGTAGTTGCACAAATGAGCGATTGCAGCAGGGACACACACCGTTCGCAACACGCTTCTTGTGCCGATGTAGCTCACGTTCAGTTGCCTTCAACTGGTCTTTCATGCTCAGCAGACGTGTCTCACATTGTGTATGTAAATACTGCTCAACTTTAAGTTGCTTTCGTAGGCGTTCGGCTTCGCCTTCGGCCCATCCCCACTGATGCCCATTGGGACAATAGTAATAGCCACCCGTTTGCTGTAATCCTTCGAGTAAACGCTGTGGAACGGCATGTGTGATGCCACAACTTTTGCAAGTCACTTCTTGTAGTGTGATCTTTTGGGTGTACGTTCTACTCATTGCTCTCTCGTTTCTTGTGTCGTTTTGCGCCGTCGCTTCTTCGCCTGTAATCTCCGGCGCATGGCATCGACGACGAGCCAATTATACTATAACAGGCCAGCGTTCCAATGATTGCACATCATCCCATGTGCGTATACCAGTCCTGTACAACTGCTCGTGTAGCAATAATTGTTGCACGTTGCCAAATGACCACGTAGTACCGCCGTGTGGTTTCTCGAACTTGTGTTGAGTCATGATATCGGCAATCTGCTGATAAGTCTTTCCATCGTCACGAGCTGCGATCATGGTACGGATTGCCTTTTGCGCTTCCAGGTCAATCTCGATGCGTTCAACAATCTGATTATTGACGGTCTCAACAACTTTACGGAAACCATGAGGTAAGAAACCACTCCCACGCCCATTAAGTAAAGACTTTTGACGACGCCCTCCATAGAGCCGCTTGGCTATGGTACGTCTTTCTTCAGCTGCAACCGCCGCGTGAATGTCTCCCATGAACTGGCTTTCTTGTGCTGCAAAGTTGGTATTTTCCTTGACGGTCAACAATTGCAATCCTGCCTTTGTCGCTGCACTACGAATACTCGACCAGACGCCCGTATCACGAGCATAGCGATCTTGCGCGTATGCCAAGATGATATCAGCTTGCCCTATGACGCCCATTGTGATAGCCCCTGTGATGCCTGCTCGCTCTGCCATAGGTAATGTGCCTGACAGCCCTTCGTCGCGCTGTACACCAACTATCGTATAATTGTGAGCGGCGGCGTACTTCTCACATAACTCTATTTGGGCAGCGAGTCCAAACCCTGATTTTACCTGCTCATCAGTGGAAACGCGGAGGTAGATAACCACTCGATGAGCCTGTAGCGCGGTGTCAACAACTTTTTTCTTGCGTACTCTTGTTTGTGCCATGTCTCGATATCCCCACTCTGATAGTTAAGGAGTTTACCTAAAGTCCTTAACAGTGTATCATAATCGTCAATATGGCAACTCATGTCAATGACTCTCATTGACAAGGAATGACAAGTTGAGTAGAGTAGTCGTAGCACTCACACAAGGAAAGGACTAGGTTTATTTCTATGACTGATGAATTAGAAAAACGGTACACATTACAAGAGGTGTGCGAACACTTCAAAATTTCAGAAAGAACCCTGCATCGCTGGCTCGATTCTGGGAAAATCTCTGGAATGTTCCTTGCTCGACAATGGCGATTTACTTCTGACGCTATACGAGCAGTGGAAAAGGCTGCGACACGTACTGAGGGACAAAAAGGTGCGAGAAAGAAGCGAGCATACACCCGACGCGCCGACAAAGCCTCATAGCCAAGAGAGGGCGTCATACAATCGGAGTAGCACCACCACAAGCGGCTGTCACCAGCCGCTTGCCCTTGCTTGTGTAACTTTTATGGTTGTGATTATGCCTGTTCGCTCAAGCTCCAAACACCTCATCGTCATAATGCTTCTCAATAGCGTTCTTGTAGAATAGCACCGTCTCGAAGTTGACAGGCGTAAAGTCGTGACAATCAACCCCTACATTCAATCCGTTCCACTTGACCATCTGCAATTTGTGAATGTGTCCGAAAAGATGAAACCGCACAGCACTACTAAGACGATGACTCGGCTCATGTACCAGCGTCATGTACTTCTCGTCAAGAGAAAGACACACTAAGTCGTTGAGCGTCACAGTGTCAAACAACTCTTCAAGACGTACAAGCGTCACCTTGCCGCCATGAAGATCGTCTCGCTCATAGTTGCCTACCAAGAGACGTATCTTGCCGTGTAGCTGCTTCGCAATCTCGTAGTTGCCAAAGTCTCCGAGGTGATACACGATGTCATCGGGAGCAACGGTAGCATTCCATCGCTCAATCATTGCAACATCCATCTCTTGCGTCGTAGCAAAAGGTCTGCGCGAAAGCGTAAGAGTGCGCTCATCACTAAAATGCGTGTCGGATGTGAAAAACACCCGCTCGCTCATTGTTTTCTCTCTACATTCTGTAATATCGGACTCACACGACGGACAGCCTCTAGGAGTAATTCGCCTTCGTCTTGTGTTGTGACCTCAACGATGCTGTTGATAAGGTCGCTTCGCTTGATATGATGGCTACTACATATCGCATCAAGCATAGCTACTGTCTTAATGGAACTGCGAAACCACATCCACTTTTTGAATATCTGTTCGCTCACTCTGCCTCCTGCTCTTTCAACCAGTACATGTTGGGGTTACGCTTACTTCTTCGCGTGATGGTGCATACCTCCCCATACCATGTTTCGCGTCGGATGATACGCACCTTTTGTCCTAAGGAAAAGAGCCTTTTCCCTAGCAGCTCTTGACAACCAAGACACATAGATGAGTGCGCTTCGGTAGTATTTCCGCACGCACATATTTCCTGTTCGCTCATCATTGTGCCTCCTTGCGTTCGCTCACAGGACGACTCTCCGCCTGTAATCTCGCGTTTTCCTCTGCCAACTCACTTGTGTAACGCGCCTCAGTCTCAACGCACACGTCACGGCTCGGATACCACAGACACGGCTCAAAGCGTGCGCCGGATGCATCGTGTACGAACTTCGAGACACGCACAGCAGACCAGCGTAGCGAAAGCGACACGGCGACTTCTTGCGCCTGCACTTCTCTGCGACATCGCGCCTCTTCTATCCACGTCGGCTTGTCGAAGAGCAACGAGCCAGCCCTCCCATGCACGAGAATACTGATGAGAAACGGATACTGCTCATTGAAATCCTCTATAGTCACGAACTCACCTCTTTCTGTAGTGCGTGTCGCGTGCGTTGCAACTGCTCTGTGAAGGACTCGTTGCTATCATATCGTGCATGCAACGCCATGATTGACGTTTCGAGTCCTTCGTCGGTCTCAGCTTGTTTTAATACCTCTGCTATGCCATCAGCATTGCCAGCATCCAGCGCAACGGCGTACTTGAGCAAGATATCTTCCATACTTACCTCTTTCTGGACGCTACACGTCCTGTATCTCGACATCGCTCATCTCCATTGTGAGCGAGCCGTACCTATCATCTACAATACAGATCGTTCCATCCTCGGCTTGATCTGCAAAGCCACATAGCAGTGTACCAGCCGACAGAATACGATTCGGGCGGCCTTCACCAGAGCAGAACTCGCACGTATGCAGCAACTTCACGGTAATCCGCACGTCGCCAAAATCATTCACGATCTCGAAATGCTCAGGGTACAACTCCATTGGTGATAATTCTTGTGTAACTTTTGACATTATTTCTGACGCCTTTCCCAGGATTTGGGCTTGCTGTTCGTTCATGTTGACTCTCCTTTCGTGCCGTCGCACTCGACTACGCTTCGAGTTCCCGCATACGCGTCATGTCTGTAATCATGTAATCTCCTGCGGGTATTGTATGCTGGACAGTAAGCACGCTCGTAGGCATACGCTTTGTATGTCCGTTGCCAATGTTCCACTTCACATCAGCCCAGCTACCGTCACGAGCGACACGCTGGACAGTGCCTAACACGCCGTTGGATGTTACCCAATCCGCTCTCTTGACCATACCCTCACCTCATGCCCCTGAGCGTGCAGGGGCGCACACTCGACAACTACGCGACTTTCTTCTCGTACTGTGTGATAATGCCGTTGACCTTTGCCACTTGCTGCACCGTCAACGCACTATCAGCAATGCTCTCACCAAGAGCATCGCGCACGACATCAGCCCAGATCATGTCAAGCGCAATAACCCGTTGCTTGGCATGAGCAATCATCTCAAGTAACGGCTTTGACTGCGCTGACGCCGGAGGCACGTTCTTCGTTGGTGTAGGAACAGGTGCTGTAGCGCCAACAGATTGTGCTTTGCGAGCGCGATACTCTACGGTGAGTGCCTGGATTGCCTGCTGTGCGTCGGCATGGCTCAGAGCGGCAAGGTTCTCAGGTTCGCTCTTGCCGAGTGCCGCGGAGAGCTTGCGGAGAGAGGCTAGTTGTTGCTCAGAGAGGAGTGGAGCGTCATTTGTAGAGGACGTGTTCCCCTTTGTGTCTGAACGATCTACAGGACTATCGACAATGCGGTGTCCCTCCCGCAACTCATCAGCGGTGAATTGGGTGCCATAGCCGAGCATCGCAAGCGCACGGCCTACGGCCCCACTCTCACACTTTTCGATGTAGTCAGGGAATGCAGCGGCCTTTTCTGATTTTGTGCCGACTGCTATACCGCCTTTGCCGTCCTTAACAATTGCCTTGAAGATAACAAAGCCATTGGCCTCGCTGACCACCTTCTCCATTTTTCTCTTGTCGTTATTCCAGACCGACTGCTCGTCTTGTGTCAAACGATCTAGGTCAAGCATAACCATCTCGGTTTCGATTGTTCCTTCTGGACACAGTTCTCGAAACCATACGAGTCGCCACTTCACTTCCAGATAGTCTTTCGCCTTGTCCTTATAGCCAATCTTCATAAGATGCTCACTTGGATTAAATGCCATTCTACACCTCCTTTGGGGGATTGCTCCCCCACTACGCGACTGAACTACTCAACTAATATCCTAGAATCCCCGTTGTATCACGCTTCAAACGGTCAAACAACTTGTACGCACTGTTTACCGCAAGTGGTTCTGGCTTCCATCCATCGGTATCATGCAAGTGGTCAACTGTAAGCAGCTCATCAAGCGTGACACCGTGCCAATCCTCTTGTAGACGTATGTACAATTCGTCAAGCCAATCGGTAAACCATCCAGGCGCACCGTGAAAGTGCTTGACCGCCTCTTCTATGAACTTCATCATTTTTTTAATATCTATAAACTGCTCTGGCATGTCTTCTCTCTCTCCTAATTCATCTCTCATAACTTCATCAGTTCATCCTCCATCTCTGACGATAATCTATTGTTTGAGTCCACTTGATTGAATTACAAGAACGACAAAGAGGTTGAATATTCTCAATACCGTTACTTCCAGACATTGACAGAGGAATAACGTGATCCATCGTCAACTCAATCTCAGGTTCTTTGCGCTCACAGCACAAACATATATATCCGTATCTAGATTTGAGCATCTCCCATTCCTCAGGAGTAGTAATGCCGCCAGCTTTCGTATGATGCGAACATCGTTTGAGATACTTTCTTCGTTCGTGCAAACGCATATATTCAGGATGATTTTTACGCCAACGGGTACTATTGAGTAGTAATTCTTTTTTATGAGCATCTCTATAGTTCTTGAGCTTTTCAGCGTTATCCAAACGCCATAATCTTGTTTTGGCGTTGTATTCTACCGAATGCTTTTGTTTAGATTTTTTTGCCAATTCTTTTACTCGTTCTGGATTGGCTTTTCTCCATGTCCTAGTCTTCTCAACCTGTATACTATTGTACTGCTTGCCTCTCTCGCTAGTGCATTTCTTGCAATGATGAGCTAAACCATGCTTACCATTTTTGTTACGATGAAAGCATCCAAAGCACATTGTAGATTTACATTGAGAACACCACTTCCCTTCACATTGGCACCCCTCATTTACATGGTCAAAACTTCCCATATTGAGCATATCCTCCAAATGTGGGAGCCAGTCGCCCGACTCCCCGAAAAAACCTTCACTCATTATGCATCGCATCCGCAGGACTGATTGACGTTCTGCTTGACGCGATGACCGCACACGTTCGAGAAGCGTACTTCGTAGAAGTTGCCGATCAACTCGTTCGCCTTCCACTCAGCGAAACGAGCGCGTTGTGCCTCTTCGTCCATGTCGCTCTCGATTGCCGCCGCCTCGTCGGGCATCTCGGAAAGCAGGCACTCTGCCTCATCTACAGCAGCTTCAAGGCTGATACCTTCGAGTGCAAGCACCGTACCGTGTGCGTAGGCATCACACACACGCTCTAAGAGAGCGATGCGAGACGCAGCTACGATGACGCCTGCTGCAATGACATGCTGGCAATGGTCGCATCCTTTTTGTGTGCCGATGCACTGGCAAGGACCGATTTCCAATGTACGAGGATTGATGTCGATGAAGTATTTTTTGTTAGAAGTAAGCGATGGCACTACTGCATAGAGGCCAGTGCCATCACGCTCGATGATGATACGCTCAATCAGTTGCTCTATACGCTCTTGCTTATTCTGTACTTGCTTTGCGGTCTGTGTCATGATATCGTTCCTTTCGATGTCCGTCACGCTCTGTTTTCTAAGGAGAGGCGTTCCGGCTAGTCGCTCAACCTCCCACATCGGGAGGTTTCTTTGTGAGTCCGTATCTCGTCCTCATGGTATTATTATACACGGGTGTGCATATTTTGTCAAGTGTTTTAGCTATCAATTTTATGCACACCCGTGAAATTCGTTAGAATTGTTGGAGATAGGAGCGAACGCGCTCTATATCATGATGAGGTATTTTTGTAACAAGGGCTGGATGTAGATTATCTTTAAGTTTATTGCATCGTAAGCAACTAGGTACGCAGTTGCTAATCGAGGTCGAACCCCCAAGTTTCATCGGTATAAAATGCTCTAAACACTCATATGATAGAAATTGGCAGTAAGCGCATTTTGCTTCAAAGTAGAGCAACGTCTTTAGCCATTGTTCTAAGGTAAGGTCTCTTGTAACCCATTTGTCCGCAGGTCGAAACCTTGCACGTCGAACAATTTGTGACTGATATTCCACATCGTTTACTCTACACAAAGGACAGGTAGATAGAGGCCATCCATTATCTTTAGGATATGGCTTGTGACAGATATGACAGGTTAGTATCTCAGGTTCTCTCATGATTTCCTCTCTTGACTTTTACTTACACACCCGTGTATACTTCATATTGTACATCACACCTGTGCATAGGTCAATATGCACACCCGTGTATTATAGGAGATGATAGAAATGGTGAACAAAAAAGAACTAAAGAAGATGATAACCGCCTCAGAAGTGGCAAAGATATGGAGAGAACGAGCGGCAGCAGAAGGTAAAGATACCAGATATACACGCTTCTCTGTCTACACACAGAGAGACAAGCTAGGCTATACAGAGACGCCTCTAGGCTTCCTTTATGACAGAGAGAAAGCGGAGACGTTATCTTTACCTGCTTATCATGCTCGACCTGACGTGGCAGATAATAATAAACGGTTCAAGGGAATGACACGCGACAAGGACACAAGTCAATTTTTACCAGTTTCAGAAACTGACGCCAAAACCTCTTGACATGCACACCTGTTCATGTTATACTATAGACAGTTGAGAGAGACACAAAACAAGATTGAAAGAGGAAACGAAAATGCTACAAGTCACTTGCGAGAAGACCGGCCTTCAATTCGAGGCGGCAACCAAGCGTACGAAGAACCATCCGAAGATTATGAACATAATCAACGAGGCCAACAAAGACGGTTGGTATCGTGAAGCTCTTGCGGCATTGCAAGATGGTCGAGACGCTGGACTCGATACATTTGAGGATTTCTTGGAGTTGCTTCAGCAGACCAAAACATCTGCACTCAATCAGCAGATGGAAGACTACCGTGCGTTGCTTGCCAGGAAACGTGCAGAGCGCGAACAACGCATCCTTGTCTTCGTCAATCGTCAGGATTACGTACCTGTTGACCATGAGGTTGACAGTGGTATTGAGTATGCCGAGTTGATGCATCGTCCTCAGCCGAGTACAACGGATATGACTGAGGAATAATAATTCAGAGAAATTTCCGCAGTAATTGCGGCAACTCACACTAGACTGAGAAGTGAGGCGACTTTCGCCTCTAGTGAAAGGAAAAGAACGATGGACTTACAGCAAGCATTGGAGCAGTCGGGGATTGCCGAGACCTACTACGATGGCTATACAGCAGTTGTACGCGACGGTCAAGGCGAGAATGACGACAAGTTGACGCTCAGTATTCAGAGTGGCGGCATGCCTCCGCACTTCAGCAAAGACCTTGAGAGCGTAGAGCAGGTCGAGCAAGAGATGAGCGAGACACACGCCTCTAAGCCTCTCGACTGGACACCCGTTGACCCTGAATAACCACGAGTTGGGCGGGGCAACTCGTCAGGAAGGATTGAGGCAATGTACTGCACAATATGTAGCAAGCCAGCACAAACAGGCATTGTATGCGACGATCATAAGGACATATGGAACGCAATCCATGAAATTGCTAATCGAGAAGACGTTACTAGCGTGCTCTCAGAAGCATTGGCGAAAGTTCCACATCTGTACGACCCGAAAACGAGCGAGAAGTATACAGACGCCAAAATAGCATAATCTCCTGCACATCCCTACAGCGCATCGCTTGCGTCGATGCACTGCTCTCAACTCAAAAAAGCAGTGAGCGCAATTGAGCTTCCATGCCTCTGGTATGATGGACAGCGAAAGGAGAAATCGGATCATGAAACACTCAATCTCTATCGAACCAGGCTCTAGTTATCGACGTATCTTAGGAATTATTCAGTCTGAAGATGGAACAGCAGTAGCCGAGAGCCTCAATGATGAGCATGATGGTACAAACCCGTACCAACTGCTCACAATCATGACAAACAAAGAAATTTCAGAGAAGACAGAGGCGAAGGTGGATGCTCAACAGAATGTGATCATTTCCACCTTCAACATTGAGGAATAACGACAAGTGTCGATGCACTGTTGTGTTGCTCCTGACGTGTGCGGACACTACTTCTTTTAGTTGCAGAGTGGGGAGTCGCAAGGCTCCCCTGAAAGGGAAAGATACTGTACGATGGCAAAGAAAGTTATAGCAGTCGTTTCAGGGAAAACAATTTTAGCGCGGCCTTTGCGCTTCCGTTTCAAATTGGAAGAGCAAAGCAGCATCGATGAAGAGGAGCGGTGGTGGCAAGGACCGAACAGAACGCTTACAGATGAGGATATTCGCCTTTTAGAGAGGGAAAAGCAAGCAGGGCGAATTAAGTGGTGGGGAATAGAGGATTGTATATAGGCGCAACAAAACAGCGCATCGACAGAAGCGATGCGCTGTTTTGTTGCTCTAACTCGCAATACAAATGATGAGAAAGATAATGCCAATCGCATCACAGACAAGGCCAAGCACAACAAAAAAGATGCCAAGAAACGGAATAAGCCCAAACACATGCAGCAAGCCGCCCAGCAGGAAAAAGCACAGTGCAGCGACTGCATACCCCTTGCCTGGATTGCTCGGCGGTTGTTGCTGGTATTGTGGCTGCTGGTAATACCATTGCGGTTGTGGTTGCTGCTGCACGATGAACCCCTTTTCTTCTCAGTATAGCATATTTTCCTGTTACACAATATTTTGCACACGGTTACTCGACTCTCAGTACATCGTCACTATATGCGTATCATTTATATTGGCCAGTATAAAGGAGATTTTACTCATGAGTAACCCGAATCAACCACAATTTCCACAAGGACAACCGCCGTACAACAATCAGCAGGGACAGCCACAAGGCTATCAGCAGGGGCCACAACAACGCTACGACGGGCCGCCGCAAGGGTATCCTCAACAGGGCTACCAGCAACCGCCAATGGCACCGCAGACGCCACCAAAGAAAAAGCGTCGTGGCTTGCTCATTGCAGGTATCGTGATTGCCGTCTTGCTCTTTGGCTGTATTGGCGCGGCTATAGCGGCCTCGTCGCACACAGGCACAGCACCAGCGACGACAGCAGGCACAACGACCACTACGAACACACAAGCAACGTCGGCACCGACAAAGGCACCTGTACAGCAGAAGTGGACGACCACGCACACGTTCACCGGCAATGGAAGCAAAAAATTCGCGACGTTCGCGGTTCCTGGCGACTGGAAGTTGTTGTGGACGTGTGATCCGGCCTCGTTTACGGGAGGCCAATACAACGTGATCATCACACCAACGGGGACTGATAACACGCCTGTCGATGCTGGTATCAATACCATTTGCAAGGCTGGCAATACCAGTGGGGATACTGAAATCAGGACCAGTGGAAACGTTTTCTTAGACGTAACCAGTGAAGCGTCGTACACGATTAAAATACAAGAACTCAAATAACAACATTTCCGTAACATTGTAAGACATTGCAAAACGGGTACGGTAGGTAGACAATGAGTTACCTTCCCAGTACCCGTTTTTCACGCGATTTTCACACACGTTCTGCTATACTCTTCTTAGACGTTTGGTGGCGTCTGTAGATGTACCTCACTTTCTAATTCCGCTAGATCGTGTAGGGCTTCGTTCCGATGTTGTTGGGTAACGTGACCAGCTAGTATGGTCAGGTCACGTTCCCACGGCTCGACTCTCCATTGCTCGTACTTGCGACATGCTGCAAACAACTTCTCCAAACTTCCTAGCCCTGGCCTCTTGCCGTCAGCGACCCAGGTCCAGAGCGTTGCTTGTGGAATATCGGCTTCGCGTGCGATACGTCGATGCGAAACCCCCAAGACTTTGCAGGTCGCTTCAAAGTACCTCCCAAACTCTGTTAAGTTCTCTGGCTGCATATAACTGTGTGGACGTGTCACATGCTCCTCTCTTCTAAGCAAAAAGTGACTATACCTGTTAGTCACTTTTTGCATGTTTTACTTACAAAGATAGTATACACGTCACATGAGAGTATGTCTCAGAGGGATGTGTCAAGGGGTTTCTTGAATTGCCGTTTTGTGCCTGATGTCGCGCTCCGAATACGCTGACGATAGGACTTATCTCCCATATCCCCAATCGTGTCGGTGGTAGGAGATTTTTGGATTGCCAACTCTTCTGTAGTACGCCGGAGTGCCTCGTTGATCTGTTGAGGAATGGCGTAGCCGGCAAGGTGCATAATTGTCTCGTATTTTTGTGTCTCATGCCTACGCCCTGCGTACTTGTACATGATGCGACACCAGCGAAACAACTTGGCGTAACTCGGATGCTGATACTTCTCTTTTTCCTCGGCGGTCGCACGCCAGAAACCGCCCCGTTCAATGCCAAGCGACTCTCCCACCATAGGCGTAAGGCCACTTTCCTTGAATGCTTTCTTGAGCATTTCCACAAACACCAACCGTCTACGTTCCTCTTCTGCTTGTATATCGGTAAGCAGCAAATCAGCACTGTCTTGGAACATACAAAAATCTCCTTACCCTGGATGGCGGGCAAAGCTCACTCTTCGTCAACCTGTACGTTAAGAAATCTTAACCTCTTCCCACTTGCAAAGAGAGTGACCAATGGTTATAATCACTTTCAGACGTTGCAAAAACACAACGTAGTCACTATAGCATAGAAACGTGTCGATGTCACGAATTCGGGAGAGGTCATGCGAAAAATGCCGATTGAAATTATCTTGCTCACCGCGTTATTGGCAGCGGAAATTGCCACCGCGCTCTACGTGGCTCGTAAATATGGCGACACGGGAGTTACACAAGACGGTCAACCTGTCGTCCTCTCGCCCAGGCAAACGTGCGACCTGACGCCGGAGGAGCTGCTGGATAGCCATGCGACAGAGGAGGATGCGTTCGTCGCGACGTGGATGGAACTTGAGGAGAACGGCGCACTGTTCACACGCGATGAAGTAGCACGCCTGCACTTCCTCGCTAGCACGCTCAAGAGCCGATTGGAGGCGCGATAGTGATTCGACTCCTGACGGGCTTCTTACCGATGCCACCGAGTTTGGATAGCGGGTATGGACAGGACACGCGAGGCCGCTCACTCAAAAGAGATGGCACGCCGAAAAAGGCTGTGACGTACCTCAAGCCACACGTCAAGCGGTGGAAGCAAGACGCCTACACCGCGCTCACAGCATCGGCACAGCAAGACGTGCAGGCCATACAGCAGGCGCGTGAGTGCGAGACGCTCACACTGTATGTGTCGCTCTCGCACTCCTTTCACGATGTGAAGTTGCATTGGGCGGACATCGACAACCGACTGAAATTTACCTTTGATACGGTACTGAAAGAGTATCTCCAGATTGATGACCGCTTTGTGTTCGGCATGCACATTTCTAAATCTCAGGCTCCGTTCGATGAAGAGGAATCACTCTACATCGCGCTCTATCGCAAGATCACCCTTGACGATGAGCTTGCACCGATCATGTCAATTGCTGATACCCGTCCTAGCTTTCTCAAGCGCAGGACGCCCACACCAAAGAGAAAAGTGAGTTAAGGTGAAAATATGAACATGAAAGAAGTCGTCCACAAGTTGCTGTATCCGCGTCCTGTGACCCGTCCTCTGGCCGCTCTGCAGCGCGAAGAGCCAGTCGCGACAACCGTGCTACAGTACGTCAGCACCGCCACGCTTGCGCGTACTGCACAGAGCGTGCGACCTGTTGAGCGCGACACGACGGCACACTTGGCAATCGTCAGGCCACAAAAGTACCTCTATCGCAGCAAGTGGACGCGCGTGAGTGCGATAGAGTTGGTCAATGGTGCGATTGCGAAGATCAGGGCCAAGCACGGCTCCAACCGATTGCCACGCTTCGTGTACCTCTCTGCAGAGCAATACGAGTGGTACACGAAGCGCACAGGCCAATCACTTTTCAGCGTCGGCTCTACAGCAATCTCTATTCGGAGCGATTTCGAGCAACCGTGCAACCTTGCCAACAACGAAGCCTTCGTCGTTGGCGTCCAGGAGGTCGCATGAGCCAATTCAAACACCGCAACGAAACCGTCTCAGACGCCCAGGAGACGTTCGAGACACTGAGAGCGACAAGACAAGCACTCTCACAGCACAAGGCAGGTGTAGAGGCTATCAGTGCCATACGCAAGCATATCAGCAGTGAGATACTGGCCGCCTCGCTCTCAGAAGAAGAGGTACACGTCAACCCGATGGCACAAACCAGCCGTATGCTGCCAGCGATGCACACGGTCACGATGCCAACAGAGAAAGTCGAGAAACGCGCATGAGAACGCAATCACCTGTAACTATCCGCATGTCCGCACAGGATGAAGTGACGCAAGAGTTAGAGCGCATCAGCGCGGAATTGACGCTTGCCTTCTATCCAATGTTGTACAAGATTGACGCGCAACAGGTGCGTATTCCACAACACGCTCAAAGTTACGAAGAGAGTGACCGGCCAGTGCTGTTTTACACGCGTGAGAGCGACAATGGGGAGTGGGTGACAGCAGGACGCATCTATCAGAGTCAAGACGAAAGGGAGGGATGCTAGATGGGAATGGCATTAGAACGCGCGCTCTTCTTGAGCAGCAAAAAACAGGCAAAAACATTTGAGACCGTGCCTATAGGATTTTACTTCCATAAGAAAATCTACAAACTGCTCGTGACGCGGATTGCGGATTTGGGCATGTGCCGACTAGAGATATTCAGCATCACCTATCCTGATGCGAAAGAAGGCAAAGGATGGGGAGATGCATGTGTAGCAAAAGAACCTCACTCCACGACAGAGAAGGATATGTCCGCAATGAAAGCTTTCTTACAGGCACACCAGTATCGAGTAGATGATGGTTGGGAGCCAGTAGAAGAGGTGAGCGCATGAGAGCGAGATTACAGCAATTGTGGCGATGGCTCAGAGACCTGTTCAGGGACACGCCAGAGGACACGAACACCGAGGATGACGACATACAGAACAGGGCGTGGTGAATGACCAGGGAACGCTTAGAGAGCAATCTGCGGCTTGTAGAGCAGGATAGACCAGAAGAGCCGACGTATCGACTCCGTGACATCCTCTCAGACTCTGACACGCATCAGCACTACCTCGCACGGCTACGACGCGCAGGGCAACTCACGAAGGCCGCATTACCGATGGTGCTACTTGGTGCTGTGTTGGCGGTGGTGATAGTGGTCGTGCTGATGCTGGTCTCGTTTTATGCGGGAGCGATAGGGCTATGAGTAAGTCAACATGTACCGGATGTCAACACGTTTTCAACAGCATTGGCGTCTTTGATCGGCACCGCATAGGGGAGTACCAGAAGACGGACGGCACACCATCAACACGGCGATGCTTGACGACTGAGCAAATGCGAGCGAAGGGACTGCTCCAAAACGCGAAGGGCTGGTGGATTGGTAGCGAGTACGACGCCTCTATCCACCAACGAGAAGAGGCAGAGCTATGACACTCCTCACGATTACAGGCGTCGTCTTTTTCGCGGCGGGTCTCTATTGCGGCTGGAGATTGTGTGCAGCATATATCCATAAACGATTCAGGCACATCGGACAGGCGGTCATTGAAAAAGTGTTCAACGAAAAAGAGGAGATTACAGAACCATGAGCAAAACGGCCTATCCAAAGACGCTCAACTTACGAGCGAAAGCAGCGACAACCACGAAGAAGGATAGCGGCATCACTGTGCATGTCGAGAGTGAATCCGCGTGCTACTTTGTCAGTGGCGAGAAGCTGTACCACAAGCTGGCATGGGAGCAGGTGAAGCGATGAATGAAGACACCACACCCATGGGCGCAGGCAGAAAGCAAATCCACACAGGATTAGAGCCGCTAGAGATAGACGTGCGTAAGAGCGAACTCCTTGCCAATCAAGCACCAAAGAGCCAGCACTACAAAGGTTTCGCCATAGAGCCATTGCAGTACATTGAGGCCAACGCGCTTCCATTCATCGAAGGCAACATCATCAAGTACGTCTCACGGTGGCGACACAAAGACGGACTCGACGATTTACGCAAGGCAGAGTTTTACATCAAGCGATTGATAGAGCAAGCAGAGCAAGAGGCAAAGAACGGATGAGAGCAATACATCCAGACAAGGCACATGGAGTTGCAAAGATTGAAACAGGGCCATTAGCAGGGGTGCATTGCCATACCGTAGATTTTCAAGGCATACGGACGTGCTGGCTCGATACAGTACCTTTTGATACCACGTTTCAAGGCACAACAGAGAAACTAGACCACGATATTGCAACGCTGTTTGAAGAGTCCTTGCCGTTTTTCGAGAGCAGGGAAGAGGCTCGTACCTATTTCTTAGAGAGGGTAGAACAAATGAGCCATTACGATAGCACACAAAAATAAACGCCTGCACCGGAGAGCGCAGGCGAGGGATTAGGCAGCGTGTTTTTCGTCGTCACTATCGTCTTCAAACAATTGATCGACAGGGACACCTAAAACTTCAGCAAGCTTTCTGCATGTGCTAGGACGCGGTTTATGTCTTGCGTTTTCAATGCTACCAATTGTTTGAGCCTGAACACCAACAAGCTGGGCTAGTTCACTCTGAGAAAGATAGTTCTTTTCGCGCCAGTGACGCACATTATTTTTCATAAAGCCTCCTTGTGAGCAATACATCTTTCTACAATAGTATAGCATAATCGTAGGAAAATCAACATCGTTTTTATGACTCTTTACCTATGACACTTGATTTATGTACGATTATGTGGTAAATTAGATATGACAAGTAGCAAATATAGTTACAGATTAGATAAAATGAAATGAGGAATGATGAACGCAACCATTGAGAAACCACAAGCACCGCAACCTGTACAGACAACCCCAACGGTTGAGCGAGACCTTTTTTGTTGTCGCTGCAAGGATGATTTTCCACTCGCCAAAGAGCCGACACAGTGGCACATGGGCGAAATGCGTCTTCTCTCCAAAGCCCCAAAGAAAATACGTGACCAATTCCGCGAGTGGCTTCAACACGATGAGGGTAAATACCTTTGCGGTAACTGCTACTTTGACCTCTTTGACCTCACAGACGAATAGTAGAAGGAGAGATACCATGCTCTTAACAATCCGGCTTGCTGATGAGAAAGCCGTACCGTATCTGACCTACGAGGAAAAGGTACATTTCCTTCACGCACACTTTCCAGGTGAAATCGCCTCCGAAGAACTTGATACCGTGACAGGGATTGTGACCTTCACGCTCTCAAAAACATTGACTGATGAGCAAAGCGACTACCTGCACCTCTCGGATGAGGCGCGTCTGGTCGATGCCTACAAAACAGAGGACGCCCCACAAACTGACGTGCGTGTGCGACATGAGTTTGCCAGTGTCGCACACATTCAACTCGACTACGATACCATGAAAAAACTTCTCGCTACATGGAATCAGTTCGAGCATGAGCATCCCGACATGGCAGCACAACAACACCCCTTCTAGGAGACGATATGACCACAAACACAACCACGCAGGAGGCCATACAAGACCTCCGCAATGACGGCATCTTGAGCGAGTATTGCCACCATCACACTGGCAAGGAAAATGGCGGCTGGATGTGCCGCCAGTGCCACACCGAGCAGGGCACGCTACACCTGCTTGAACTGGCGGATAACCGCCAAGTACGCGAAGAGATTGCATCTCTCGACTTTGTGCCAGCGATGGTCGCACTCGGCTACATCGAAGACACACACGGCGTCATTGATGCCTTTATCAACGGACTTCTCACGGAAAATGAGGGAGAGTGGATTGAGCAAGAGTTGCAAAAGTGGCAGATGGCAGAGGTGAACGTATGAACGAGAACCTTGTACAGGAGTTTGGCATCCTGTCAACACAATACGATGATGTTGTGAGAGAACGGGATGCTCTACAGGCGAAGGTTGCTGCATACGATAAATCATTCGCAATGCATCGAGACTTTGAACAACAACTCGCACGAGAACGCAACGATGCATTATCCGACCTTGCCAACGCTCGCACCGCCGCCGAGCTTGCGGCCACACATCGCGAGGCGTTGGAGCAGTTGGTACGGGAGTATTGCGGCGATTGTCAATGCAACAAGTGCAAGCGAGCCACTGAACTGCTCTGAGAGGTGACACAGTGAATTGCTACGTCGCTGAGTGTGAGCGTGTAGCGACGGTGAGTAGCCCATCACATCGCTACCACTACTGCGCTTTACATGGACGCTGTAGAGGCTGTGGCGCGTCTGTCACGACGTTTGTACCGCATCCGTTCACGCCGATGGTGTATGTGTGTCCCTGTGTCGCTTCCAACGTGCGAGCGTGGGCCATGCAACGGGAGAATAGGCACACGAAACAACGCTCATTGATCGCATAGGAAGGGATATGTTCATGCTGCTCATTGATTTGTCAACTACCCATCCCGTAAACGGGAAAGGCTTGCACCTAATCCTTCCTCTGCCAGGAGAACAGGGGATTGACGCGAGAGGCTGGTTGACTTCTGGGAACTACCCATACGACGCACTGTTACCAGTGGACTTCGCAGCCCATACACCAAGCGAAGCACAAGTTCTCCATGCCAGAACAGTTACCCATCCTTGTAGCGAGGTGTACATGAAGCAGAGTGGAGTGACCAGAGGCCTATTCCGAAGAATACGCACGTTGTCCATCACTCTCGCTTATACAGTCTCATCCTTTTACAGCTATCGAAAAGCGGAAGTGCGTCTGCGGACGCCTTTCAGGGCACCCATACGCCCGTGACGGGCGTATGGGTGCCCTGAAAGGATTGTTATGGGATTGTTGAGCGAGATAGTGAGAATGTGCGCGAGATGGCGCAAGAAATGAGGAGAGTCGCATGAACGAGAATATAGCACAGATATCATTGAAGACGGTTCAACGGCTTGCGAAATGGCGTACTGTCTTTACAGGTTGGCAACTTGGCACACGAGCAAAAGGCGATCCAGAATGTGACGCAGTACGAGACCATAGAGAGGTCACAATCCTTCTTAGGGCAGAAGTCAACGCACTTCTCACACTTTGTCTTGACCAGGGACTTTTCACAGCAGACGAATGGAATTTAACGCTGGGGAGAGAGGCAGACCAGTTGAGCAAAGACTACGAACAACGATTTCCAGGTATGAAGGCTACTGAGATAGGCATAGATTACGACGCCCGTGCAATAGACACTATGAAGAACTGGAAACCATAACCCATCAGGGGGCGTGCGATGTCCCCTATTTCATCAACAAATCTTTATCTATCGAGGAAAGTAGCATGAACGAAAGACTTACCGCAGACGATTTAGAGCGTGTGTTTTTTCGCGCTCAGGATATATCAGGCAAGTGGGGAAGCATCAACGCAAAAGAGGCAACCGACGCGCAATTTCAAGTATGGGCGGAGTCTCGTATCGCTATTCAAGGCGAAGAGACACCTTGGACGCTAGAGGAACGCGCCAACTTCTGCGACATGCTCTATCAAGCAGGGGGACTCTCAATCCTCAAAAAAGAGAGCGAGCAATAACACCACCAGGGGCGTGCGATGCCCCACTATTTCATATCATTTCAGAAAGCAGAGCACCCGAATGGCAACACAAAACCCGTATTGGAATGAGATACACAACAAAGGTATAGATGATATCTACAGCATACGAAGCTCAACGAAGCGAAGCAGCATGGCATCATCGCTGCTTTGGGCATCTCGACATGAGTATTGTGGTAAATATTCGTGGTCGATTCCTGACCCTGCATCCATTGCCTTTGTTGCTGAACATTTGGGAGCGAAAGCTGTCGAGATGGGTGCTGGCATGGGCTACTACGCATGGCAACTTGCACAATCAGGTGTCGATATTCTCTGCTACGATATCGCACCGCCAAGTATCGTGACTGATAATCACTATCACAGTCCACGTACAGGCCGCTACGAAGACTTCTCAGGTGAGACCGTGCAAACGTATCATCCTGTTTTACAAGGCACACCCGACCTCCTACAGCGCCATGCAGACCGTTCGCTGTTTCTGTGCTGGCCGCCCATGTCCGATATGGCGACACAGTGCCTAGAACACTATAGAGGCAACAAACTGGTCTACATTGGTGAAAGTGACGGCGGATGCACTGCTGATGAGGCATTTTTTGAAGTACTGGAAAAGGACTGGACAGCCATTGCATCGCACAATCCGCTGCAATGGGACGGCATCCACGATTATATTGAGGTCTACGAACGCAAAGACAAATAACACTGTATCTATCGGGGGAATCATGAACAATAAGACGATCTATATCGCCTACATCCTGCAATCCGTTGACGGATTCGCGTCAAACCTGCTCCGCTATGCCTTTGAGCATCCAAGTGTCGAATACTACGCAGAGCCAGAGGAGCAAGCGCAACTCAAAGCCTATTTCAAAGCACATCACTACACGCACGAAGAGCCGCTGGTGGTAGAGCCGAGCGACATTCTGGACTACATGCCCTATTCAGCATAAACAAAACTTTATATATTATCGGGGGGAAGCATGGAATTATCAATTGAGGCTATACGATTAGACGGTGGCACTCAGCCACGAGCAGCTATAGACAAAGACGTGATACAGGATTATGCACTTTCTATGATGGAAGGCGTAAAGCTTCCACCTGTAACCGTCTTCTACGATGGTACTGACTACTGGTTAGCTGATGGCTTCCACCGCTATCATGCATCACGTCAAATGTGCCAAGACACCATAGAGGCAGATGTACGACAGGGAACGCGCCGTGATGCCGTTCTGTACTCTGTAGGGGCGAATGCCACGCATGGGTTACGGCGTACTAATGCTGATAAACGTAGGGCAGTAGAAACGCTTCTCAACGATGCTGAATGGGCAAAGTGGAATGATAGCGAGATAGCTAGGCGTACTGGTACCAGCCACGATTTCACTAGGAGGCTTAGACCTGCAACTATCTTGCATTCAATGCAAGATAGTCCGCGCTTGGTAGAGCGCAATGGCACAACCTACACAATGAACACCGCCACTATCGGACGCCCACAAGAGCAACAAAATCTTACCCCTACACAATTCTTTGATGAGATAACCCCTGGTTTCACTGATTGGCAACAGAATGAGGATGAGGAAACAGAAGCAGACCGCTCTCAACGATCTGTTGATCTTGGTTTAACTGAGTATTACCATGACGATTTACGCCGCGCGGCATTCAGAAGAGATGAAGAAAGCCGTTATCCCTTAAAAACTGTCCCTGACATGCGCGAGTTTCATCCTATTCTCAATACCGTTACCAGTAAAAGCAATGAATGGTACACCCCTTCACGCTATGTACAGGCAGCGCGTGAAGTTATGGGGAATATCGACTTAGACCCTGCTAGCAATCCAACCGCGAACGAAGTTATACAAGCAGCTACCTATTATGACAAAGAGACAAACGGACTTGATAAAGAGTGGGCAGGGCGTGTATGGATGAATCCCCCGTATGGACGTGATGAGACAGGGAGCAATCAAGATATATGGACACGTCGCCTCATAGACCATTTCAATGCTGGAGCGGTTACAGAAGCTGTAGTGTTAGTCAATGCATCGGTAGATACACGGTGGTTTCAACCTCTATGGGACTTTCCTATCTGCTTTCCCGATCATCGCATCAACTTCTACACCTCTGACAGTATCGCATCAGGTTCTACGCATGGAAGCGCACTGGTCTACCTCGGACACAATGAAGAGAAGTTCAAATCCGTGTTCAAGCAGTTCGGGCCAATAGTCAGGAAGGTGAGCTAATGCCACTTCCTCCAACCTTCTCGCATGGGCAAAAAGTCGAGAACATGGTGCTACAGTTCTTCCTCACGAAAGGACGCATGCTGGTAGAAGTGGGCGCACTCAAGAAAGAGGGATTAGATGGGAAAGCCCCTTCTATCTACGTTCCTAACCGTATCACACCGCTCGTCTCACCTGATTTGCTGACGGTCAAAACGGACTATGACCAAACGGTGCTACAGTCAACATTTTGGGATTTTCCTTTTCTATGGGCTGAGGTAAAGGGTAAAAATGAATTTACCTTCTATCGCAGGAAAGATCGCTGGCAGACTGGAATAGATAAACGTCATTATGAACACTATGTTGAGGTACAAACACTTACCAGGATACCTGCATGGTTATTTTTCTTTCAACCAGAAGACACCCCAAAACCACAAAGAGAGCCTATTCCTGAAAAGCACTTACCTATGCCAAGAGGACTTTATGCATGTCCAATATCACAAAAATACTCTGACGAATGGGAACATATGGTGTATTGGGGAATATGCGAACTGCAACAAGTAGCAACGGTTGAAGAGGTGCTAGCAGCACAGTACGACGTACAAATCTATCATAAAGAATTGCTCGCACTTCTCCGAAGCGAGACCGAACAGACGCTAGAAGAAGTAACCGCCAAAATAAAACAAACAATGCCAGACAATCATCCAGACCGCTCCCCTCTGCTAAAAGCATGGGGCTATAAGCACGAGCGATTTACAAGAAAGAAAATATCAGCATGACCCATCACGCGCCCACACGCGACACGCAACAGGACGTATTTCTCAGCGACTTTACACGTAATGATACAATCTTACTAGACACTTGCCATATGGGAAATACTATGCTATACTTCCCATATGGCAACAAGGAAGGGAAACATGATGGAAGACGAACTACGCCAGTTGCTCAGAGAGCATGGCTGGAACCTGTTCACACGGATGAGGAAAGAGAGACTTTATCTTTATGCTCAGAAGTGGAGAAAGGGCGAGGTCTACATCGGCACTCAGGCCAACTTGCCAAATATCACACCCGACAAGGTGTTGAAGAAAATAGCCTCTGCTTCGTAAGAGCAGACAAAAAAAATAACGGCTTATGCCGTCCAGCGTTTCGGGTGAGGTCTATTGATTGGAACCCTCTAAACCACACCCTTAGTTCAATACGCCTGCTAGTAGTATGCATCATTGTGTGCAAAATTGCAAGATATGCGTACAGTAGCATGGCGTGTGTAGGAGACCAAATCCTATGAACACGATACTCCTCAACATGCCCACCATCGGGCTACCCCTGCTTGTCGCTGTGTACCTGTGGGCCGTGCGTCACAGAAAGACGGTGACGCGATGATGGTTGCAACATCTCTTCTTCCCGATGTTCTCAATTTTGGGAGTGACTTACATCTCCGATATCAATGGTTCCTTCCTGAGAGTATGGGACACCCCGCCAAACTGCATCTTGGGCTGTTGTCTTGGATTGTAGACTGGTACACCCGTCCGGGGCAAACCATACTAGACCCTATGGCTGGTATCGGGAGTGTCCTGTATGCAGCTACGTTACAGCGCAACGTCATTGCAAAAGAGATAGAGCCGCGCTGGTTAGAAGTGCTTCACAAAAACGCCGCGCACATCCTTGAGCAATCAGGTCTCTTTGCAGGACAAATTACCGTTGGTCAGGCAGACGCGTGTGAGGCGTGGGGCGTGCAAGCCGATTGCATCATCACCTCTCCGCCGTATGGATGTAGCGCGTCCACCAGCGCGAATGCAAGAAAAATGCTTCCCTACCGTCAAAGCAAATCAACAATACAGTTAGATGAGCGTTGGCACCGATTGCACGCTCATCCTTCGGCTGGTGCTATGGGCGCGTTATCGTTCCACTATGGCAATCATCCGGCACAAATCGGGCATTTTCGTGGAAACCGTTACTGGCAAGCAATGGAGCGCATGTATACACAAGCGCACACGTCGCTCCGGCCTTCTGGTTTCCTCATCCTCATTCTTAAAGATCACATTTTCCAGGGCAAACGAGTTAGAACTGCTGAGAAAACTATCGCACTGTGCGAATCCATTGGCTTTACGCTGTACGCACGTCATCAACGCCATGTGTATCCGCTCTCACTCTGGCAACGACGGCGGAAAGAACGTGGCGAGCCGGTAGTGGAAGAAGAGGATGTACTGGTGTTTTGCCATAAGCAAGAGAGTGAGGTGAGCGCATGACCTCAGTCTACTACAACGATATCGACCCCTACTGCTGCAAAGTGCTACAAAAAAACATAGAGCGCGGCTACCTGCCACAAGGAGACGTAGATGGAAGAGACATCAGGGAAGTACGAGCAGAGCAGCTTGTGGGATACCAGCACGTCCACCTCTTCGCTGGAATCGGTGGATTCCCCCTCGGTCTGGCACGAGCAGGATACCCCGAACACCTTAGAACTATTACCGGAGGTTTCCCCTGCCAGGATATCAGTAACGCAGGAAAACAAGCCGGTATCGAGGGGGAGCGTAGCGGCCTTTGGAAAGAGATGTACCGACTCATTCGCGAGTTACGACCTGATTACGCAATTATGGAAAACGTCGGCGCACTGGTTAATAGGGGACTCTCTACCGTACTTGGGGACTTGGCCTCGTGTGGGTACGATGCTGAATGGCAATGTCTACGAGCATCGGACTTTGGCGCGCCACACCAACGCGAACGCATCTTCATTGTGGCCTACCTTCACGGCATCGGAAGCGATGCACGGGGGACCAAATCAAGTATCACTCAGTGGACAACCGACACTAACGAACTTGGCGCGACGGAACTGGCCTACCCCACAAGCAGGGGACTCACAACACGGACGGAACTCTCACGACAGCGCAGGGAGACCACATCTCACGAGTGCGGTACATATGAATTGGCCTACCCCCACAGCGATAGACAGTGGAACGGGACGCATCAACAAGAGTCTAGGCGAGAATGCACAGGAACGCCCGACACTGGCATACATGGCACATTACAACCGATGGCCCACTCCGACATCCAACGATGCGAAGAACAGCACACTGCCCCCTTCTCAAGAAACCAGGGACGGGATAGCCGGTGCGTTGATACGCACCGGCTATCAGGGACAACTGAATCCATCTTGGGTAGAGACACTTATGGGCTATCCTACGGGCTGGACAGACATAGATGGCCTGCTGGACCAGGACAAGAGCAACATGCATGGGAGCCTGCTAGAGTAACTAAAAAAAGAGTTGCTAAGCGCGTAGGGCGGCTCAAAGCACTGGGTAATGCTATCGTGCCACAATGTGCCGAATGGGTAGCTAGATGCATCGTGGCCTACGAACGCGAGAAGGAGCGTGCAGCATGATCGCTCTCGCTCACGTAGGGACATCATGCCCTACCCTATTTCTTCTCGCAAGGTGTGAAAACACTTGCATCTTGCCACACACTATGATACAATATTCTTGCCACACAAAAAGGGGTACTAATGAATATGACTTACGAGGAGGCAGACACTCTACTACAGCAGATTGGGTGGTCTCTTATCACTCGCAAACGAGGCAAAGTGAAGAAATATCTTTATGCCAAACGCAGAGAGGATGGAGAACTCAAGGACATTTATATAGCACCTCTGGCAGAACTCGAAACAATGACATCCGAACAGGTGCTATACATACTCAATACAAAGAAATAGACGCTGGCAAGAGCCAACGCACAATTTTAGCAGTCAGGACGTTCCTAGTCGATTGTCACCCGCATTGGAACGCCCCTATATCACTCTGCTTTGCTCTCTATTATACGTGCCATGTGGCAACTTTGCAAGAGAGCATAGGCAGTGTTAGAAGGACACGCCTTAAAATGAACAAACACACGATGCATGTAAGCCAAGATGACCATATTCTTGTGCCAAGTTACATACGCACACATTTCCCCGATCTTACCTTCTCAGACAAATGGTTTTACGTTTGTCTCTGCGAAATCTGCTTAGATGAGAAAACTTCCACGTACAGCTTACGGCAGCTACGTCAGTCAACAGGACTATCCCCGGCCGCACTCTGTCGCACAATACCTAATCTTGTTAAGGCTGGTTTGATAGAAGCTACAAAGAAAAGACGTGATAGCGGAGGTGCTGAAGTATGGCACATTACCCTGATTGACATACTCAGAGAAGATGTGGAAACGCTTAGCAAGAACTATGAGCAACAATCCGTAGAACACCATACTCCTGAACTCTATAAACTCAATGCCCAAATTGAAAGAACACGATCCGCAGGCTTAACGTCCGATCTTTCGCTAGGGGAATGGCTCGTTACCCTTGAATACTTCGATAATAAATGTGCCTATTGTGGCGGACCATATGAAATCATAGAACACTTTATCCCTGTAACCCTCGGCGGTGGTACCACAAAAACCAACTGCGTACCAGCATGTGCAAGTTGTAATGTCCGCAAAAAAGAGCATCACCCCTTTCTCATGCCTTCTTCCGTAGGAATGTCTGAGGCTATAGGAAGCATTAAAATTTATATTGATCTGTGTAGAGAGTGAGTTGTAGCCATGACACAAGTAGCAGGCGTTGATATCCTATCTTTTCCTTATCAGCAATTCCTTATGCTGAGGCCCGAATATATGCAGATTACAGGTGATGATATTGAGGCGTATATGTTACGCCTCGTTGAGTCCCTTATCAAACAAGAGAAGTCCTATAAAGACTGGGAGAAACAGGCAGAAGAGTGTACCAAACAAGGTACAGACGTGCCAGCAAAGCCATGCGTGTACGTCTCACTCTCCTACCGTCAGGTACTTATGTGGCTGTATGGCATCGTCAAGAATGAAAAGACGATCATAGCAAAGTTCAAATCATTGCTTGCAAAAGAGTTTCTTTTGCGTCGATGTGACCCCATCAATATGTACGCCTCACCTCAATATACCCTCAACATTGACAAGCTTGAAGATGCCTTAAAGAAGTTGCCGACAATGACAGACTTCTTTAAGGCACTGGTACCAGATAAGAAGGGAGTACCAGTAGCTACCACCCCCCCAACAAATGGTACACCCGATACCAGTAGCTACCACTCACCAGTACCCCCTACTGGTACTGGTACCCCCCAACAGGTGGTACCCAGTAATAATAGTCTTAATAATCTTGGTAATAATACTAACTTAGACAGAGAGAATCGCGCGAACACATTGTCTGAGGACGCTATCGCTTCTCAGACGCCCTCTCTCAGTTTTTCAGAGATGCTCTCAGAGCAGAATACACCCACGACGAAGGTTCCTATAGCCGACGAACCCGCACAGGACGCGCCTTCACAGCAACAGGAAAAGCGAACCCGCACGCCACGCGAACCCAAAGAGCCAGATATTACCCAGGCGCAAATCGACCGCGTGTTTGCAACCATGGACGAGGCGTTGCGCTCCCCCGCGATCTACAATGACCCGGAGTTCTCGATGGTGCAGAGCCACAAAGCGAAGGATGAGGTCAAGAGTCTCATCAAGGCCAAAGCGTTACCAACCGTCCTCAAACTGGTCATTCTCGACATGTGGAACGAGTTCAAAAATGGCGAGTATTGGTGGCGTTTCCCCGGACGTATGACCGGCCCTGCTATCTGCGGACAGTACAGTAGTCGCGCTCCACGACTCATGCCAAAGGTGAAATTGGTCAAAGACGAAGAGCAGCAAATGTCGGAGCGTGTTGTGCCACAACCGGACACCTCTATCGCCCCGGGGTCCGCACGTCCTGAGTTGATTGTCTGGAAAAGCGATGGACGGTACACGCCAAAAAGTGATGAGCCGTATACCCCCCCACAGCGACGCAACCAGCGAAGGAGTTTTGCGCGATGACCATACAAGAAATGCTCCCTTGCAACATCGAAGCCGAAGAAAAGCTCCTCGGCACTCTCCTGGCAAGTTCGCGGCAGATGGTTCGCATTGCCGACGCGCTGGTACCAGAAGACTTTTACCGCGACGCACACCGTCACATTTTCTCGACGATGCTTGAACTCTATCAGGCGAGCGAAGGTATCGACACGATTACTGTTGCCGAGGCGCTTGAACGCAAAAAGATACATATCCAGGATGAAATTGGCGGCTATCACTATCTCGGCAAGTTGATGTCCAATGCGTTTCAAGATTTTTCTGGAAGCGACAACATGGAAGATCACGCACGTCTGATTGGTGAATCCGCTTTGTCGCGGCGTGGCCTTGAAGCCTGTCAGGACTCGGCTTACGATTTCAAGCACGAACGTCCTGAGAACGCGCTCGCGAAAGCTGAGGCGCGTTTCCTGGAACTCGGACAGACGACCATCAAATCAGATTTCACGCCACTCTCCGCGCTGATGCAGTCGTGTACCGACCATGTAAGTGAGATGCAGGATCGTGGTGGCGTCATTCCTGGCATCTGTACAGGTTTCCATAAGCTTGACGAGATGCTGGGTGGCCTGCGCGACGAGAAACTGATTATTCTTGCAGGCAGGCCGGGACTCGGCAAAACGTCGTGGGCGCTGACGGTGGCACATCATGCCGCGCAAAAAGAACACAAAAAGGTAGGCATTCTGAGTCTTGAGATGAGCAAAGAGGAACTCGTTGAGCGGCTTGTCGCGATTGATGGCTGGCTTGATGCGAAACGCGTCTCCAGTGGCAAGCTTGAACCTGATGAGTGGAAACGCTTCATCGACTCAGCGGCGCGTCTCACTGACATGCCGATCTTTATTGATGACGCCTTTGGCGCGACGCTGGTAGAACTCAAGAGCAAGGCGCGACGATTGCAGGCAACGCACGGACTTGACATACTCATCGTGGACTACTTGCAACTCATGCAATCAGGCTCCGATGAGAACGAGAACGAGGTGAAAGAACTGTCCCTGATTAGTCGAGGTCTGAAAGGACTCGCACGCGAATTACAGATACCCGTTGTCGCGCTCGCTCAACTCAATAGGGCGGTCGAGTCGCGCCAATCGAAGATACCCCAACTCTCCGACCTCCGGGGTAGTGGCACGATTGAGCAGGACGCCGACGTGGTGTTATTCCTCTACCGTGAGGACGAGTACAATCAACAAAGTGAACGTAAAGGCCAGTGCGATGTGATTGTCGCGAAGCAGCGTAATGGCCCAAAGGGAACCGATGTAATCGGGTGGATTCCCAGCCAAACACGTTTTTATAGTGCCGATTTCACGTCGGAAGAGCAGGAAGAGGGTGCATAATGCAGAACAGAGAAACCGTCGAGCAGGTGTTAGAACGTAGTCCTTTGATAGCAGAAGCGATAGACCTGGACATGCGTGTACGTTCTCTCATAGTCAAGGCGTCGCGTGAGGCATGCTATGATGACCGATGGCAAACGTATGAGAACTTGAAACATGAGGCGGAAACAGTGGTTGGTTATGGTGCTTCCAATGCTGCCCTGAAAAGTTCAGTCTTCTATGACGCGTTCATAGACGCCATTGATGCCCTCTTGCCCCAACATGAGAACGATTTTGTGATCCTCGTGCCTCGTACAGACGCGCCACAAGAGAAAGAGCAAACAGCATGAACTATGTGGCACGCTGGGCCGCGACAAAGCGGAGTGAGGTAAGCGCGTGAGAGCCAATAGAGGAAGGACTAAGATGCTGGCGAAATTGTGCAGGAACGCACATGCGCTCGACAGAATGGTCTCACCATGACGATTCTACGTGAAAGAGGAGCCGCGAAAAGAGCTTTTCAGGTATTTTTAGGCTTCACTGCTTCTCTGGTTTCGCCAGCATCACTGCGCCTCTGGAGCCAATCTATCACCCTATTGCACAATTTCGCCAGCATCTTAGTCCTTCCTCCAATAGTGTTATGACGAAATAGTCTTGCCACCCATCGCCACATTCCGCTATACTGTCACCATAACAAAGAAGTAAGAGAGCATCCGCCCGAAATGGAAGTAGGGACAACGGATGCTTTTTTGTTGCTACTTTCAATGGTAAGGGCTTGACAGAGTATGTAAGAAAAGGTACTATCTTGAATAGACAGTAGACAGCAAGAAAGGACAAGAGATATACGTGCAAGAACAGGATGAAAATCTGACCGTTGACGAAGTAGCCAGCATGTTACGCATTAGTACGCGCTCTGTCACCAACATGGCGGACGCTGGCATCCTTCCATTTTTTCGTGTGCTAGGCCGCAGACGGTTTAGACGAAGCGCGATCCAACGCTACATTGAGCAGCAGGAAGCGCAAGAACAATCATCGGAAGATAAGTAAAGTGGATGTCAGGTGAGAAGTCACCTCACCTGACAGGCGGGGAGGAAATCGAACCGCTATAGTATCCAACGAACAAGCGGAGGAATACACTCTATGTTTGGACAAAAATTGCAGGTTGCAAGTACACCTATCAAGGCAAAGCGGCATCATGGATTCGCTTTTTACGTGGTCGGAGCGTTCGCATTCGCCATTGAAACGATGCTTGGCATCAACGTGGCGTTTTTGGTTGACCAGTCACTGAGCATCGTCACGCACAACATGCTCGACGGGACCTTTCTTGCAGGACTCGCGCCAATCATCGCGTTGATCGTCGCGCTCGCTGTCGGTTTCCTTTTTGTCTTTGGGGGCATGTGGACGTTTGCAGGCTTCATGGATTCGCTTGATGACGCACGTGCCTACGCTACGAGGTACACAACGTGGGAATGGCCCGTCTATCTCGTCTGGGCGATGATCGTCGCGGTATTGCTTCTCGACTACACCACGCTCTTGTTTCGTGCCGCCTACTTTGGCGACAAGGGCGCGGCGGCTCTTTTCTGGTTCTTTATTATTCTCATCCTCATGCCTCCCATTCTTGGATGTTTGTTGCATGTGCTTGAAAATACGCCTCGTGAGCGTCGGCAAGTCAAGGCAGAGCGCAATATAGAGCAACTGGACGCAGATGCACACGAATATGCGCTACAGACCATGCCAGACCATTTGAGAACGAAATATCTTGATGGTGATACTGGTGCATTAGACCTCCATTATCAGAGCTTGCAAGAGATAACAGAGGATGCACGTCAAAGAGAACTCGATGCGATGGCCGCAAGAGACGAAGAGGGACGTCAGAGGCGTGAGTCCATTGAAGAGAAGAGGCGTAACGCCCTGTCGCCAGCCGCCAAGCGAGGGCAGCGCCCTTTAGAGACCGCCGTTCTGAACCAGACAGGCAATCTGAGCGGCAAATAAACGAAGGTGCGAGGCGGAGTGAGGTTGCACCCTACAGTGCAGGGCTGCAGCCTCTCACCACTCCCTCACCCACACAGCCTGAAATCATCACGATACGACCTGTAACATTTGTGAAGCCGATAGAGAGGATTACAGAACGTGAAAGAGTTATTGAAAGCCCACCTAGACAGGTATCCCCTACCCCCACGACAGAGCCTGCAATTCACGTTGTGCATGTTCCTGTTAGCACACCGCAACCTGCTCGTATTCCTATGTCACCTCAGTATGTGGCTCCGCATGCACCACCTGTCAGAATTCCTGACGTGCCACCTGCTCGCCCTACGGATGTTGATCGTGGAAGTGTACGACCCGATGTTCCAAAGCCTGTTGAACACGTAAAAACTGGCCCTGAAAAAGAGCAAAAAGAGCCTGCTGAAACGAACAAAAACAGTTCACCTGAGCCAACAAAAACAATTCAGGTAGAGGAACCAAAAAGAATTGAGAACATTTCACCAAACGAGCCAAAAGATTTAGGAGGTGAAATGATTCCGAATTCTTTAGAGCCTGTTCAACCAGCACCACAAGCCATAGAAAAGCAGAATGTGCCAACGATTAAGAAAGTTGGCAATCCTGGACGGCTAAGGAAGTATGACGAATTAGGAATTGACGATATCGACCCTGTGAGGGATGTCGTATTATTCTCCTATCAGATGGGTCGGCATTATCCTGGTTTATCCAGTGATATGCAAACCTATTATAGGCGTTGGTACTTCACGAAGCCGAGTAAAGGAAAGGATGGCAAAGAGTATGATCGACATGTTAAGTGTTGGGAGCGTAAAGAGCGATGGCTTAGCGATGCAGGAATTCAAGCGGCTCCGTCCGTGGGAAGTAGCAGTAAAATTACTCCCTATCGAAAACGAGCAAACGGTTGACGTTGAACATGCGACGGATCAGCAATTCCAAGAATTTGTTACCTCTATCGGCTTACCAGTAGATGATGCAGGTATACCAGAATGGTCATTTGATGATAGGTGTCGCGCTATCAATCATGCTCTTAGATATGGCCTTTGGATATCCTTTGCCGATGAGGAAAACAATTCAGACAAAGAATCCAAAGAATTGCCGAAAGAATTAGAACCTGAATTGTTTGCGGATTCTTTAGCATGTGATGGAGTAGCACAGGAAGACGAGCGAGACTAGAGTGAGCAAGCGTAGATGCGTGTGTGGCTATGATATGAGCAGGTATCATAGCCGTCATGTCCTGTGTATCCGGTGCGCGAAATCGTACTTGCTCAAATTCAGGGGAGCAACATACGGAAAGTGAATAACATCATGACAGATTTTTACCTTGCGTGTCATAACCGCATTACAGGTGAGAGCATGGATTTTTACCTACGTCCTGAAGATGGGTTATTGATGGTAGACGAGCCGACGCGAGACATGCCTTTTCTGGTAGAACCAGAGGCGGCACTCGCATTGTATCAATATCTGAAAGAGCGTGAGGCTATCCTTCTTGCAGGTCAAAAACAGGTCATTCAAAACGCTCTCGATGTGCAAGACGTTTTTCCTGGTACTGATGTTTCCCCACGTTTTGAACTGCTACCTGTAGAAGAAAGTGAGTAGCCAATGCTCAACACACGCAAGCGAGCAACTGATGTCCTATGCTGGTGCATCGTAGTTGTCGTCATGCTGGTGCTGATCGCGATGGTGATTGGCACGTTTATACGGGTGTAAAGGGGAGAGAGTATGGCAAAATGTGAATTGTGTGACAAAGAAACGGGCAAAGAGCCAGAGAAAGCAGTAGGTGTGGACTATCATCCTGCGACGGGCAAAGAGACGCTTGTACCCTACACGATGCCTCTGTATTGTGACGAGTGCCTGAAAGATTTAGAAGCACTCGCAGACGATGAAAAGGATATGGCACAGATAGCCAGGGAATGGCGTGCATATCTGTGATTCGTCAGGATGTATTGCCGCCATTGTCCTAAAGATTTGCCGCAAAATGAGCTTGTACAGTCCAGCTTTAGGAATGCTCATTGCCAGAAAGGTTTGCCGTTCCTACGATTTAGGAAGCATA